TAAAATTACGAAGCATTCAACAATTCAGGTGTCACTTCCCTTTGTTCGTAAACCAGTTCCACTCTTTGTTCTATTTCGTGCGATTGGATTCCAGTCCGATGAGGAAATCCTAAAACTAATCTTTCCCGATTTTGAAAGTTCAGAGGCAAAACTTCTACTACCAAAACTACAGCCCTCCATTATTGAGGGATTCCCCTTCCTCAATTCTTTTACAGCGGTTCAATATATCAAGACACTGACAAAAGGATTTAGTGTTGTACACGTCCTGGATATTATCAAAAACCAGCTCTTCATTCATATGCCAAATGATTCAACGAGTCAAGCATTATTCCTAGGTGATTGTGTTCGCCAAATCCTACGAGTTGCAGAGGGGTTTGACTCGAAAACCGACCGTGATGATACACGTAATCAAAGGTGTCTAACAAGCGGTTTCCTTGTACAAGAGCTATTCAATAATTCCTACAATGTCTGGAGAAAGGCATTCGTCCTCGCTATTGACAAGGAGTACAACTACAAAAGACCGTCTTATACAAGGATGATAATTTCAAGAATATCTTCCAAGTAGGGAATGACACCAAAATATTTCTACCTGGCCTCCTAACGGATATGGTTATGAAGGGGTTTAAAGGAAAATGGGGCACGGGGCTTGGTGAGGATAAATCAGGTGTTTTACAAGCGATGTCCCGTTTATCCTATGTTGATTTTATGTCGCATTGTCGTCGTGTTATTCTCGATTTTGACACTGGAATGAAACTGACGGGGCCTCGTAAGCTCCATACATCACAATATGGATACTTCTGTACATCGGAAACACCGACAGGAGCATCAATCGGCATAACTAAAAATCTCAGTATTATGACGGCTATTTCCACGGCATCGCAGACCACAAAATTCTTTGAGTGGCTCAGAACAACGGGTCGGGTGTATAATCCTGAAGATATAACCGAGCAACAACGCATTGTATTTGTACCCGTGTATATAAATGGGGGTGTATTCGGATACACGGCAAAACCCTACTTATTAACAAGTGTACTTAAATCATTCAAGCGGTCTGGATGCTTACCTTATTCAGTGAGTATTTCATTTTCTATTCGGGATCGCAAAGTATATATTTATATGGATGCAGGGCGACCTCTGAGACCCCTGGTATGGTTAGATAATGCTACTGTTCCACTGGAGAAATTGCGCACATATCCTACTTGGCGGGACTTGGTAATGGGGAATTTGGAGCTACGAATAAACGCTAATCTCGAATCCACGGAATTTGTAGACCCGCTCGCAGGGAAAAGCGATAAATTGGAGGCATACCCTGATGCGTTAAAAGCACACACGGGTGCAATTGAGTATATTGATCCATATGAACAGAACGAGGCATATATAGCAAATAATCCCGCATATATCAAGCCTGAAACAACGCACATGGAGGTTCATCCTTCTACGATTATGAGTATGATGACAACTCTCATTCCGTTTGCACCCCATAATCAGTCGCCCCGTAATCAATTGTCGTGCTCACAGTCAAAACAGGGTGTATCGATTTATGCAACAAATTGGCGAAATCGGTTTGATAATACCGCACATGTACTGTGCTATGGCGAAATGCCTTTAACGAGAACAATCTACAATAATTATTTGGGTGAGGGCAAAATGGCATATGGTATGAATTGTATATTAGCGATTGCGTGTTGGAGCGGATACAATCAAGAGGACGGCATTGTTATGAATTACGATGCGGTTCAACGAGGAATGTTTCGTTCAATAGCATTTCGGTCGTATGAAGCGTTTGAGGAGGACGATGATCTTGTGGGCATCAAGGTACGCTTTGGAAATCCAGCGCTCATTGCGAATTGGAAAGATCTGAAACCAGGATATGATTACTCCAAGTTGGACGAACGAGGGATTATCAAGGAGAACGAGTATGTAGATGAGAACACGGTTATTGTTGGCGGGTATATGACAGGTCAAATGGGTGGGAATATATCGGATGCATCAACGACGCCCCAGGTATGGACAAGGGGGCGGGTTGAAAAGGTAGTAGTCATGGTGAATAATGTGGGACTTCGTTTAGTGAAGATTCGTGTGGTACAGGACAGACTGCCTGAGCTGGGAGATAAATTCTCCAATCGCCATGGCCAGAAGGGGACAATTGGTGCTCTCCTACGAGGCCACGATATGCCTCGCACGGAGTCGGGAATTATACCAGATATGATTATGAATCCCCATGCAATTCCATCACGTATGACGATTGCGCAGAATCTAGAGCAATTACTGGGGAAAACGGCAGCGTTGTCGGGTGCGATAGGGGATGGAACCGCATTCATGAATGATGGGTCGCCTCAGGAGCAAATTGGTGGAATCCTGGAAGAATTAGGGTATGAGAAGTATGGAAATGAGGTTCTATATAATGGCGCATCTGGTGAACAAATCGAAGCAGCGATATTTATTGGACCAGTATATGGAATGCGCTTAAAACATATGGTGGAGGATAAATGGCAGGCTCGTGGAAAGGGGCGGAAGGAGGTCAGGACACATCAGCCGACAGGTGGCCGAGGAGCACAGGGCGGTCTCAAAATTGGCGAGATGGACCGTGATGCGATTATTGCGCATGGCGGTATGTCCTTTGTAAAAGAATCATTTATGGAGCGATCGGATGGTGCCAAGATTCCTTTGTGTGTTGCATGTGGAACAATTCCAATTTACAATCCCCGACTGAATATTGCGATTTGTGCCTTATGCGATGGCCCTGTACGATATTTAGGTGATAATATTAACAACCTGGAAATCCTGCCACCGCTCGGACGACCGAAATCCCGTATTGTGGAAGTGAACATGCCATATTCTACCAAGTTGGTGACACAAGAGCAGGAGGCCTATTTGAATTTAACAATGCGGTATATAACAACAAGTGGTGTAGCAAAACTCAGTCCATTAGAGTTTTCTGGAAAATCCAGTGAGATTGTGAAGGAGCTTCCCCGTCTCATTTTACCCGAAATATCCGTGCCAGCATATATTGAGGAAGTACCAAAGGCAACATTGACAGTGGAACAATTGCGATCAATGGGAGCACAAGTTGCTACAATGTCAGAGCAAGAGCAACAGGTACTCGATACGGTTCTAGAAGAGTCCCCTGAAGGTGAACTATTACAACAACAAGCACAGATGAATGCATTTGCTCAAGCTACTTCGTTTGCGCAAGCTACTTCGTTTGCGCAAGCTACTCCGTTTGCGCAAGCGACTCCGTTTGCGCAAGCGACTCCGTTTGCGCAAGCGACTCCGTTTGCTCAAGCGACTCCCCAAGCCACTCCCCAAGCCACTCCGTTTGCTGAAGCCACTCCACAAGCGAATACTATTATAGAACCTGGCGCAATTGAGTCTATACCTGTTATCGGCCCTATGATTCAATCAGTCCTGCCACAGCAAGGTGGTCTTCTTCCACCAGATTTGTCAGCAACATTTGGAGATGATGGAGTCGTACGAGGTGCTCGAGTGCCAGGAAATGGACCAGTAATAAATGTACGAACAGATAGAGATGCAATGATGTATGATGGTTTAATGCCACAAGATGGGTCAATGGGAGGAAATTTTAGACCTATTCGGCGAAATCCATTCCGAGGTAGTATGGATGGAGGAATGGGTTCTATGAGCCCGATGGTTCATCGATATACACCAGGAGGAATGAACGCAGGCCCACAACAAGCAGGAGTACAAGTCAAAATACATAAATTGGAGTAGAAAAGTCAGTAAATTTGACAACCTAAAATTCAGCATTGATGAATAGGATTAGAAATGAATGATAACTTCGTATTTATCGATAATCTATATCGAAGTCGCATGACTCTACTGGATATTCTTGAAGGTCGGGGTTATAATGTAGAAAAATATCGTAAGTTTTCTCCGGCCGAGGCATCGGTTGCGGTTGCATCCTTTCCAAGTTTAAGCTTTAAGGTTTCGAAGAAAGATGATGAGACAAAAGTCTGTGATATTCGGTATGCAAATATTAGTCGTCAAAAACTGGATACCTTCTTTGATGATATTGAAGACGATAATACAGAGAATACTGAAGTAATTGTTATGACTTCAGGAGCCATTACAGATGCGCATCATGTCATTGCTTTAAAGCAATATATGAAGCTAAAAGAATCGGGTGAAAAAGAGCGCAGAAAACTCCGTGTATCATTCTTTAGTATTTACATGATTGTAATTAATCCGATGAGTCATGTACTTGTCCCAAAGCATGAGATTGTACCACAGGATTATCATAAGAAACTGCTGGAATCTATGTTTGTTACTTCAAAATCAAAATTACCTGAGATTAAATTTCATGTGGATCCAATCGCACGTTGCATTGGTGCGGTGCCAGGTGATATTGTTAAAATTACTCGGCCGAGCCCATCTTCAGGAGAGACAATTATTTACAGGGTATGCGCACCTTAACAATTGAAGGGTCTAAATATACATCCGTGTATATTCATATACATATATTATTATACCATATGAATATTATTTTTTGTTGTGTATTTAACCAAGAAAAATATGTTGATATGTTTTTACTTCTTTTAGAAAGTATATTTATTTATGGCAATTTGGATGATAATACTAGTATATTAGTATATACATCTACGCTATTTATGAATATAATAAAACAAAGCCAATTATTTAATAGTAATAAAATAATTTTTGAAATAAATGATACATATAACGATGTTAATCAATCGTGTAAAGCAAGATTAGATATATTTAATTTACCCTCTATAAAAAATTATAATAAAATACTCTACTTGGATACTGATATTTTAGTCAAAGACAATATCAACAAGGTTTTTGATGTATGTAAAGAAGATATTTTATATGTATTGGAAGAAGGTTATATAGATAGCGATAATGAATATTGGGGAAAAGTATTATTTGGTAATGAAATAGATAATTATGAAGATAAAAATGCATTTACAAGTGGAATACTATTATTTAACAATTGTGTAAAAATAAAAGATTTATTTAATAAAATAAATGAAGATATTATCAAAAGACCCTATGATTTTTTTTGCCATGATCAACCATATATAGTATATAATGCTTTCAAGTATAATTTATACAATAATAAAATTTTAAAAACATTTGTTGTAAATCATGATAATAATATTTACAGTGATAAAGTTATACATCATTTTCCAGGTGGACCAGGAGTATATCAATATAAAATACATTTTATGACTATTTTTTTGAATAGTATTAAACAATCTACATTTAATTCTACTTTTTCAATAAATAGAGATAAATTAATAAATCTTTACAATCACTGCTCTAAATTTAAAGATACAAATTATAGTTTTGTTGATTGTGGTGTTGCAAAAGGAGGATGTATAGCAATGATGAAGTATGCTTCTGGAAAAAATAATAAAATTTTTGGGTTTGATACTTTTGATAGTCCATTGAACAATATTGATATTGTGTATAATACTTTTAATAAATTAAATCTAAATATAGATAATGTCAATTTAATAAAAGGATTTTTCCAAGATACATTACAAACTCAAGATAATATTAATAATGTAGGTAAAATTGCTGTACTTCGATTAGATGGTGATTATTATGACTCAACGAAAATTTGTTTAGAAAAATTGTATAATAATGTTGTAGAAGGTGGAGTAATAATAATAGTTGACTATGGATATTTTATAGGAGCAAAAAAAGCAACAGATGAATTTAGACAAAAAAATAATATTAATTCACCTGTAATTCCAACGGATTATACTGAATATTATTGGATTAAATCACCTAGTACAATATAACCTCACTAAGTACTATCCTTTTGACTTGATTCTATATGGTTGTCTATAGGGTATGCTTTACACCTTTTATCATTTCACACATTTTCTCCTTTTTGAAATAAAGAATAATAACATTTCTCATTTTCATTTCCATCCACATTATTTATTCTTAATTCGGCCGTACCTTCTGCATCATGATTTCCAATTTTATTCCCTTTTAATGAAGAATCAATCATTGGTTTGATTCCTTTATTATTCAAAAATTTACCAATCACAATATCATCTTGATTTTGACACATATTATCTAATCCAGCAATAAATGTATCTAACCCAATTAGATTTTTCCCACGATATAAGACACTAGCATATGTTTCTAAAAAATCAACCGGTCCTGAATAATATTCAGATGTTTTAAATTCCATATTGATTCTTCCAACATACCCAACTGCATCTTTCTTTGTATTTATTAATGATTCTATCATATTTGAACTATATGTGACATCATCATCAACAATAATAACATAATCATTCTCTTTTATAAATGATAATGTTGGGACAATTTTTGTGATTGGACCTAAATCTTTTTCAACAATATTTAAAATAATATTATTATTATTATACTCTTTTATTAATTCATTTAATTTATCGATTGGATAATCCTCTCCTTTTTTTGTTTTTTTAGATATATTTATATATATAACATCAGGTTTCACGGTTTGTTTTGATAAACTATCTAATGTTTTTTTAATAGTTCCTTTATTTATCCTTTCAGGAATAGTAGTCATAGTTACAATGATTTTGTTATAATTTTCATTGTTTTCCACTATTTTTATATTACTAGAATCATATACATGATATATAATAAGAAGAAAAATAACTAAGAAAAGAGCAATTAGAAACATATTTTTTAATTTCATTTTATAATATATTTATAAAATAAAAAGTAGAGTTTTGTCTAGTCCGGGTTGTGATGTAAATAAAAAAAAGATTTGAAACATTACAAAATTACCTGACATTAAATTTCATGTGGATCCAATCATACGTTGCATTGATGCAGTGCCAGGTGATATTGTCAAAATTACTCGTCCGAGTCCATCTTCAGGAGAGACAATTATTTACAAGGTATGCGCACCTTAGAGTGCCTTCTATGCTTTCTATCCTTTCTATTCCTTAAAGTATATCGTAATTTATAATGACGACCAGCAGATTGTCGTCTATTTTTCATTCGTGTGTTTGATAATTGGGGTGATTGCATTGATTGCGGTAATTGCGGTAATTGCGGTAATTGTGTGATGGCATTGGTGGCATTTGCCCAGTCGATACATTCGATGCAGTCGATGCAGTCGATGCATTCAATGTAGGATGTGCATTATTATATGAAAAATTATATGTAGATGATTTTCCATGTAAATACTTACTCCATTCATTTCTATCAAGCCCGGGCATTACTAATAGGATGAAGCAAAAAAAACACAGTGAATTTGCTATGTGATTACCAGGAGAATCATGGTAAGTTGGATGGAATTAGAAAAAGAGCAAGAGCAAGTTCCCAAAAATGAATTCCAGCATAAATTCGACTTATTAAACCAAATAAATGTGCAGGGTTTGATTGATAATCTGCGAAAATTAATAAATAAATATAATATGAATGGGGGAAGCACAGATGAATACCAAAGTATTCAGAATCTCTTGAAGCAAATAACTAATATTAAGGAGGGATACTCGGATTTAAATAAGAATATTGAGGCATTTACTACACCACAGGGTCCATCCCTAGTAGATTTATTAAATAATAATGGTACATTACAACAGCAGATAATTCAACTTGAAAAACTGAGTAAATCAATGGACTCCGACGTAGATACGGCAATTGTAAGAGATGAGCAACTCCGGTCTAAAAATACAAATATATCAAGGGAGCAACTATTTATTATAGGACGTCCGATTCGCAAAGGCTTAATACCATATTTATGGGTACTTTCCGTATTGTTCATTGGTGTAGCTCTAATAATATTTCGAATGACAACACCTAATATATCGTTTGGAGCGGATACTACAGGAACTACACTACTGGGTACTCTATATTCATTTTTTTCAAATTACTATATATTTTTATCAATTATTGGTGCATCTCTTATAGTTATACTATTCTTATCGCTAAAAATAGCAGGTGTCATTGGTAATTAGATAAAAAAAATAAATAAAATAAATAAAATAAATTGTAATAGAAATATAGGTATGTCGTCTTTTTGTGGTGCTAATCCTACTTGTAGTACAGTTACTAGCAACACTATAACAGATTTAAATACTCTATATACAAATCCACAAGGATACGCTGGTATTATTGCGCAAGTGAATACTAATGTATCTAGAGATTCTAACGGTTTAATCAGTGGTAATTCATTGTCAACAATCATCACTAGTCTAACTCCAAGTGGAACAAACTATAACGCATTAGCAGACAATATTAAATCAGAATATTGTCATTATTATCAACGATACTACTGTGCTGTACAATATTTAATAGCCGATATTGCGAATAATCCAACTAGTGCAACAGCCAGCAGTTATTTAGGTCCTGCACAAAGGTTAAATCAGCATCTAAGCGATATAACGGTGGTTGCTAATACACTTGGAACAAATCTATTATTTGACTCAACTACCAATTATAGTACCACTATAGCGGCCTTGAAAACAAAAATATCAGAAAATCAACCAAAACTTCTAGAACAAAATCGTATCATCTCTTCCAAAACACCAATAACTGACTTAAAAAAACAAATGGTGAAATATAGTGAAGAAAAAGGAAGATATTCTGATAATTTACTAAAGCTATACAGTGTTCTTAATATTGTTGCTATAGGATTATTGATATATATTTACAAATCAGCAAATTAGTTCGATTATAATAATTCAATATTATACGGCTAGTAGAAATTATAAATTTATTAGTATAGTTTAGTATGTCAGGACAACCCACCGTACCATCATCATTAGCTGGACTACAAGCAATAATAGGGAACCCTATTTTTACTACTGCTACAAATAACCTTATAAGCAATTCTGGTGAACTAACAAGATATCTCAATGATTATAAAACTCAATTAGTTGGGGATATTACTAAACTAAATAGTTCAGCATTTCAAAATACCTACGGACAATTAACTAATGCTATAGTAAATCGTACTACTACAAATGATGATAATGATAATGCAACTAAGTTAGATACACTATTAACAAATGTTTTTAATAACCAACAAGGAAGTGCAAATGCAGTTCAACAAGATGAGAATCTCGCAAATCGTAAATATGAAATGAATGAATGGTCTGTTGGCAATAAGAAAGATACACTATTTGTATTCTCAATGCTATTCATTTTGCTCTCTTTTCTTGTTCTATTTACGGTACTATGGAGACTGAGACTTATTAGCTCATCTGTCTGGGTATTACTCTCCGCACCACTGATAATTATATTTATCTGTACGGTTATAATCAGATCCAGTTATACACATAATGTTAGAAATAATCGCTACTGGAATAGAAAGAATTCTAATAAATATGCTCAAATACCTATATCGATATGTCCCCAATAATATCACGGCTCCGAGTTCTTCCACATAAGTAAATTAAATGTATAATTGATAGTAGTATGGCATTACCTAATGATGAAACTTTCAATCAGCTTAAAACGGATATTAATGCACTACAGAGTTGTATAATAGGTACTACAACATGTACTGTAAACCCAAGTTCAAATGGTATTGTCAAACAAGTGCAAGTACTCAATGATGAATACAACGCAAAAATTACCCAACTAAAAGCGGAAATAGATAGAAAAGAAGCAATCATTAGCAAAACAAATCGGGATTTCTCCGATGTTAAAGACTCCCTACCCGAACGGCAATCAAAAAAAATTATTAATTTTATCGAAGACTATACTCTTGCTTTTCTACTGATGTCCTACGTATTAATGCTTATCTCAGGTATTTATGTATATACCGTATTTACAATGGGTACTTGGATTCAAAAATTATATGCTTTTGGAAAAGCAGTACTTGCAAGTGGATTCCTGTCCTGTTTTCTATTTATTTTAATGTTCTATCTCACTTAGATTCGGCCACCATCTTTAGCTGGTTATCATACTCCTCAATATCAGGATCATCTTCAAATAGTCGTACCTGTTTGAATGTTTTCTTGTCCGATGGTTCACCCAACTTATCACACAAACGTTTGTAAAGATCGTTTTGTGCCAGTTTTCGACCAACACCTCCACCAATTCCCTCGTACCAGTTCTTATATACACGAAAGATGTCTTTGATATTTGCCTCATATCCGCCCCGTGGAATCTCACGAATCCGAGCATTGATAAACTTGGCCACAGAATCAAAGGATTCCTGGTACTTGTTGGATTCTGCCATCACAATCGCAGGAATTACACCGAGACCACCATGTAGATACTCCGTTTTGTAAATATGTACGAGGCGGGACATAAATAGTACTCGCCACTTTTTGAGTTTGTTATCCAAATCGTTGTCCCGAGGATAAATATTCATAGCGGGGTTCACATCCTCCGTTGCGGGGTCAACAAACTTAGACTCAAACGGGGAAGCACGAACACGACGCCAAGTACCTCTGTCCATCGTATTAATCGCAGGAAAGGCATTACATAACATAAACATCTTCCCGGTAATCTGGAACTTTGTTTGATCTTCAAACAACCCCCGAGCCTCCACCACATCCTCGCCCGTGAATTGTTTCATACGGGATGTATTGAGTGGCTCACGGTCGTCGGGCTCTGCCATATAGATGAACCGCTTGTTGCGAATGGCCATGATATCAGGATTTGCGGCACCAGATTCAGGACGCTTTCGGGTTAGCGCAGTAGATTGAAGAGATGTACAATAATCTCCAAGGGACATTGCCATTAGATCAACAAGTTTGGATTTACCATTACCACCAACACCGATCCAAGTTTCATAGGTTTGCTCCCTATTTGCCCCTTCGAGACAGGATGAGAGTTTGCGCCACATATATCGACGAAGTTCGACTCGAGGAAAGACCTTTGACATAAAGTCGTCAATTTCGGCATGGATTTGGGCTTGATCTGGGTCTGCCGCATCATATTCCACATAATCAATTGCTTCGCATTGTTTGGGAAGCCATCGACCAGCCATAAAACTAACATAATCCGTTGGCTCTGCTTTGCGAAACTGGACAAAGTACTCTTTTGTTCCATCGCCTTTGTCTCGCAATGCATGCAGATCCAGTACACCGTTGTTAAATCCGATTAGAAAGGGATTTGAATTGAGCTTCTGCTGGAAGTCCTCTTCATAGAACAATCCAGTACAATCTTTCATAACGGAGTCTTTGAAGCCCGAGGTGTAGAGGCCAGTTTCTACTTTGTGAAGTTTGAGCATTCGCTTCGTAATGAAATCCTCATCGGTATTTTCATTGTAAAGTTTATTACGAATATATGTCTTAGCGGTGCTGATAATCTCAGCAACCTCAAATATCATTTTGTTGCGAAGTTCAATGCCTTGTGCCAATTTCTTCCAATAGATTCCAGTGAATTCGTACCAGTCCACTTTTTTGGAATCAACTGCTGCACAATAGGTATTTCCATACATGTGTTTCATAAGACGGGCTACGTGTGTATGAGTCGCATCCACTTCACGGTCAATAAATTCAACATAGCTATCTTCCATAATTTTTTTGTATTTTTTAGGATTGTCCTGTTTCGCCCACATATGAAGAGAACGACTTGTGAAGTGTCGCTCACCGACGGAGCGACTCCACCCCCGATTCCAATCACGAATGAGTGAATTCACATTATTCTCACTTGCCTTGTGGGATTTGCTACTGAATTCGAGCCAGGTGTTAAACATATCCTCGGATGGGTCAATATTGTGAAGACACCATCCAACTTCGAGCCAGGACTGATAGGAGTTTGCCCTTTCCGCAGAAAGGCATTCAATCGCAATCCGTTTTGCAAGGGCAATTTTATCCTTTCCATACTGCTCATAATTATTATTCGATATAACATTGATAACCATAACGTCATTCGGCGGTTTGTCATCCATTGTCGTCGTCCCCAGAGCCGTCCGTTTTCCAACACAATGATCAAGCCGTGTCTGCCACTCTTCCTCGATTCCCTCTTGAAATGCAGGAGCACGAACTTTTAGATTGTACCGAATAGATAGAATTTCTAGGAGATTTCTCGGACTATAGTGCTCAACAGCCTGTTCGGAGAATGTTCGCCTCAATGTATCATACACATATACGGATACCAATGAATATGCGGGAATATCTGGTTTGGACTCACCATAGAAGAACCAGCCGTTCTTTTTTACAAGTGCTTCATCAAATACATCTTTGTCGCTGTTGGTATAACCCGTATCTTTAAATGTATCTCCTAGATTTGCCAGTTCAAGTGCCCTGTGGCGAAGTACTTGTTGGTGCTCAGAGTGTAGAACAAGGTCGGGACACTGAATATGTACACCGTCTTTGATAGAGCGACTTGTTGCATTTGATTTCTTATCCTCATAGGGTGCAGGACGCAGTGTAATAAAGAAGCGGAGTTGGTCATAGCTCTCCAGATTGTAAAAGTGTACGAGATTCTCCACATATTTTTCAATAAATGCATGAATATTTGTCATTTCGAATTGACGTTGAATTGCATGTTCAAAGGGGTATTTAAAGTCAAGGTCAATTAGAATCGGTGTTTGTAAGTCAGTTCGTCGCTGTTCTACAAGGTTGAGTGGGCGACGGTTTTGCTCGAATAGATATTCATGAAGGAGGTCAAGAAACTGCGGGTATTCCTCGTCTTTTACAAGGAATTTACCCTTGACGGTTCCCATACCCGTAAAGGAACATCCTTCCTTGGAGCGTCGATCATGGATAAATTTGCTGAATGCTGTCTCAGAGAAATTATCACTAACGATTGGCATTGTGGTTCGACTAACCATCCCTTTTTGTATCTTTCAAATTTTATTCGGCCGAATAAAATTGATTTAAATCCATCTTACAAATATTAGTAAGACAAGAAATGAAGGCCTCTGACTTTTGCCCGACCTGTAAATACTATTTGTATCTAGACCAGGAGGATAAAACACTCCGACATATTTGTCGCAATTGTGGATTCCAAGAAGAAGACAAGAAGGGTGGCCTTATTCTTGAAATGGATTTGAAAGAGAAGACCTCTGAGGGGTACAAGATTCTCATGAATGAATTTACGAAACAGGATCCGACACTTCCTCATGTGAATACAATTAAGTGCCCGAATGCGGGATGCGCTTCAAATACTGGGGGTAAAGAACCAGATGTCATTTATCTGAAGTATGATCCAGTGAATCTCAAATTCTTGTATATCTGTAATATATGTGATGCTCAGTGGCGGTCCAAGGCTTAAATTCGCCTGAAGGCTTAAATTCGCCTGAAGGCTTAGATTCGCCTGAAGGCTTAAATTCGCCCGAAGGCTTAAATTCGCTTTAGCTCATATTTCTTAATAACATCAAAAATAATCTGTTTTGCTTCCATTAGTTCTCTCGCACTGGGGATTATAAAATCCTCGGAGCCATCAGGCCCTGGATCCCATTTCACACAGAATTGCTCCAGAATCTCTTTTTCAATCAATCCGACATCATTTACATGGCACTGCAGAATAAGATAAATTTCAGAGCCCTTCGTATATTTGTGAAGCCTGCCAATTCGGGTGTCAGGACATTGCGAGGTGCGACCGACCTTGTATATCGTACGATTGAGTGATTTGAATTCCCGAGTACGAACGAGATAAATGTAACCGTGTTTTTCATCCGTGTTGTATGTCATACCTTTCATAATCCGACGGCGTTGCCCTTGTTGTACAGCAATTACGATATTCTTCTGGCATGGAAAGCCTGTGCCAGTTCCGTCGTCACTATTACTATCACTTTCAGTCTTGTTAAAAGCATCTAGCTCAGACATTCTTAGTATCTTACTATATAGACGAATGGATATTTTAGACCCTTGCTCTTATGTTGTTTCGATATTCGAATCAGCATAAGAGTATTTGATACTCCCTCTAAAGACAATTCATGGAGGACTGCACTCTGCACTCTGCAGAATGCAGTCATGCAGTAGAACTACTGCACCTAATTTCGATTTGAACAACCGAATAATATTATTATAATGTATTGCTGTACATTTCCTTTACAGATACCATATTTTACAGACGAAAAACCCTTTCGGACAATTCTAATCAAATATGCATATCCGTTTTGCGCAGAATTCAAAAAATTCATTTTTTGATAAAAAATATTTTTATATTGCTGTAAGAATTCTTAGCACAGGAAACTATATCTTCGAAAAGATATAAATAGAAGGAAAGTCTTGGAGATCGCAAGGATTTAATGCAATAATTTCAATGTTTTTTCTTTTTATTTTGTGTTATTACAACTGGCCAGTTGTGTTAAATCAGACATGCTGTATCCACTCTATAATTTGATAGTAGAATTGCTGTTCGGATACATGTATCTAACTCCCTAAAGCATAGGGCTACATCCAATTAAAATTTATATATCAGAAATTTGTTATTGCTGTTTGGATATTATGCTTTAGGGAGTTAGACTGAGGCAGTAATTCATCTTGCCTACCCTACTATACTCGGCGGTCTTTAGGCTCTATACTTGAACCACTGAGGTACTGGCATCAAACACCCGACGCACAGCATCATACCGTGCATCATCAAGGATTAGACGCAATCCCTGATATGGTGTCATTAGTTGTACTCCGCCTTTTTGGAGAGCTTTCAGGATCGACGGAGACCAACCCGATAGTTGGACAACACCCTCCTGATCTGCTTTCGCATGGAAATCTTTAAACTCTGCACGAAGATTCCAGATAACAATGCGGGGAGCTTTCCATCCGTTTCCAACCCCCCAGAGTTTCTCACCTGCTCGCTGAAATTCAGTACGAATCCGCTGAATCTGTCCATCCCAGTCCATAGAACCCTGCGTATATGCAGGCGTGGCCGCATTATCAAAGCCCATATCTGTGAGTACAATAAGGTCATCTGGCTCTTCACCTACAGGTACTTTATGTTGTACCATCTTCTCAAGGATACGCATACATGCCTTGTAAAAGTTAGTATTTAGACCCTGTCCTAAATCAAAGTCAATACTACCGATCTTCTCTTTGAGAGAAGTGTGCCCCGTAAATGAATGCCATTTTGGTTCAGCATCAAATGTTAGAATGTGATCACGGAAGGAACTATGATTAATTTCCGAGATAAGAACACCGAGGGCAAATGATACGAGTTTAGGAATACCCGACATTGACCCGCTAAAATCACACATTGGGACACATTTACCGAGCCCGCCGAGTTTTAGGGTCTCCTCCCGAATTGAATTCCATTGTCCCTGGATAATTTCATTAACATCTGCCGTATTTCCACCACGAAATATCTGTTCAACAAGCTCGTGCGGATTGACAACATTCGCACCGTGTGCGGTTTTCTCACCCTTCTTCATTGCCTCAATAAATGCCTGAAAATGTGCTCTGCACTCCATTCGGTCTTCGGAATCAGGAAAGCGAATCTGACCCGATTTCTTCTTTTCTGAACTCTCATTCAGAAAGGCCTTGTTGTGAATTTTGAGACACCGACCAGGAACCGCATCAGGTGCAATATCCTTCCAAGTATTGGAGCACATGTTAATCTCAATTGTTTTAAGTGCCTTATTCATTCGGCTACACTCCTTGCGATAGAACATCATTCGCTTTTTCTCCGAGTCGGATACACACAGAACACCTGCAATCTTCTTTGCCATCCCCTTGTAACTGGCCGACTTCTCACGAGGAAGCCACTTTGCAAGCAGGGACATCTTTTTCATCTCACCTGCATCCAGTTTTGCAATATCCTCAAAGAATACACGCTTGACAATTCGGAGAATACTGGCCTCAAGCTCAGGAATAGTCTCCCAAAGCTCCCACATATCTCGCCAGCAACCATACTCTTGTACTAGTTCTAACATTTTTACAACTGTGCTCTTATCCTGGCTATACAGTGAATTCATAAAATTGTAGAAAAGCTTTTTCTCGCCTTTTCCGCCCCGAATGTCCCGAGTCTGAAAGGCCATAACGAAAAGATCGACAATGCCGACCCCTTTGGAATAAATCTTCTCAACATAGTCCTGGATGTATGAGGCTTCAAGACCCCTATTCAGCATTGTAAAGAGGGTGACCCTGTAATCACCAACACCCTCTTCAGTATAGACATCGGCACCGTTGACCCCCTTTTTCGTCAGGTCTTGAGTATTCATTGCTTGTACAAATGCCATTTGCTGTCCACTAGTTTTAGAATATAGCATGCGCTTTAAGCCATTGTGGTCAGGTAATTAAGGACACCTAAACAATTCTATCCATATACTATTCAAAAATGAAGACTGTCTACTTCCTTATTCAAGGCCAGTTCGGAAATAATCTGTTTCAATATTTCGCAGCGGAATTCGTAAAAAAACTCTATGGATATGATCAAGTACTTCCAACCTTCCAAATTAATCCCGAATTCAATACCCTTGTAAATGACGAGATTTTCAAGGAGATTATCACAGCGCACATTCAAGGTGGAAAAGCACAACTTGACACCCGAAAAGACATCTTAATGATGGGGTTCTTTCAGCGTAGTGAAATCTACCAGTTTGAGAGGGATTTTTTTAGGGGACTATTCAATGCCGAGAATATGAATAATATTAGCAATCGAATTAAAATTAGCAACATTGTTAAGTATCAGACAAAGCATACTATTCAGCCAACGGAAAATGATCTTGTACTACATCTGCGGTGCGGTGATTTCTGGGATCATGAGAAGAAACAATCACAGATTTTCCATCCTGATAGTCTGAAAGCGATTATTAAGACGATTCCCTATGACAAACTCTATATCGTATCATCCAAGCCTGATTTCGATTGGGAGAAAGAATACTATAAGGCATTTGATGACCTCAATCCTGTCTGGGTGAATGGAAATCTCGGTGATGATTTTGATTTCCTGTTGAAGGCAAAGAAGATTATCACATCTGCGTCAACTATGGCGTGGATGGGAGCATTCCTAGGAGGCGCCAATGAAGTCCATATTCCTTACAATACTTTTTACGGAGGAGAAGCGGGTTCGGGTCAGAGCCTGGGTGGATTCAACGATACATGCCGAGTGTATTACAGTGTAGATGTGTATACGCCTCAGTGTCTTAGTGAGCTTGTAAATCCTTAACAATTCGTACAGGACTACACTTAAACGAACAAATCTTCTCATTCCCTGCCATAAAGTATAGCCATTTCTTAGCGCTTTCCTTGTCTTTCTTCATAAATGCGATAAGCGGAGACCCAGGAACATCAAGCCAGGATTCGAATAGTTTTACAAGCCGTTTAGGGAGAATTTGATAGTAATCGATGTATAAGAATGCGAGAAAGAGAAATAAATCACGTCCTTCTTTCGGACAAGGATCTGACTTGGAATATACAGTACTGAGAGATATATTTGAAATATGTGTCTCAGTAGAGCCCAGACAGGAGAACCCAAAATCAATGAATGTCAGTGAATGTCGAGATTCAATTTCTAGGATTTCATTTTCAACACATAGTACTTTTTTTGTCGGCGGATGTTCAACGATGAGGAAATTACTTGGTTTCAAATCCCGATGATTCATACCAAGCTGAGTATCGAGATGCCATATCATTGCACAGAGTTGAAGTAAGCAATCAACAATTGTGGTGGTCAGTTCCTGTATTGGAGTAGCAAGTATGTGCCTATCGAGCGTTGTAGAATTATGAATTTGTTCCATCGCAAAGCAGACCGAATTGTCTCGTAAGCGAAAAATACTACGAAGTTTCGGTGCACCTGTCGGAAATCCTATTTTACTAAGACTCTCACCGACGAGTTTCATAATGCACGCTTCATATATTAAATTCTTTCCAGCTAGAATAGGACGCTTAGCATATAGAGATTCCGTTCCAGACGCAGTCTCAAAGAGGACTTCATCAATGTAGCCGAACTTTCCATGTGAAACCGTTTTAACAAGTGTCATCTTTCTATCAGGAAGGTCTATGTATACACTCTGGTCAAAAATGGAATGATTGCTTCCAACAGGAATAGTTGCGAGCCATTTGGCGGGGTCTACAATACACCCCTCGGCTGGAATTCCCACATCCTCCAGGGAAATCCAGGCTCTACACTTTTTCCCTACACACGGCATCCTAATATGCACTTATTTTATTTATTTAGTACAGCATTCATCCCCATAATATCAATTAAATCACGAAATGCTCGGCTATTCTTGTATTGTTCGTAATCTGCTAACATATATGCGGTCGTTTCATTGGGATGCTCAAAGGCTGGTGCAGGAAGATTACTAAAATACTCTATAAATTCGGATGGAATTGCTTTTGAATGATATCCACCGTGTACATTGTAAAACCAAATATCAACATCATTGACTTTTGGATGCGTTATATCTCGGAAAACAGGAACTGGAACCCAGGTATCGGCAAAAATCCAGAGAGGTGAATCAATTGTATCAGGATTGTATCGACGATTATCCTCCAATTTTTCGGGCAAAATTCCATTCCATAATTGCCATCCAATACGACTGAATACTTTTAGCCAATAGTCTTTGTATTTTCTCTGATGCACGTGCCATAGCTCATGTATAAGGGTTGACTGAGAAAAAAGTTGGGATATGTTCGGAAAACAAATAATGCTCTCTGGCCGTGTATGAGGCATTCCTCCATCTGCACTTGGCATAAGTTGAATAATATTAATTGTATCAAGGGATGATGATAAAAGTGCGGGTAGCTCAACTTGTTCCAGATACTCTTCAATGGGCTTTATCGATTGTAGCCCAATAAGATTTGGTGTATATGTCATATTATGACGAGCTTTTGAATTGACAGTACTATCGAGACATTCTTGTAAATATCCATCTTTATGTTCGGCTTTTATAAGTAGATCTTTTGCCTCATCTTTATTAACAATGAGTTTAAAAATAATGCGATGTGGCTTTGACAATTGACCTCCCATTCTATTCTATGCTCTATTTTAATGTGCGGTTTTAGGCTTCACTTCTCCTTGGCCTCCTTTGCCTCTTTTGCCTCTTTTTTCTTTGCCCGCTCCTTCTTTTTGATATTGTCAACAATCATCGAATCCATCAAATAACTACTAATAGTTTTCTGGGCTGGCTTTACGGATACTGCTTGCGGAGGAGCACCCTGCAATACCTTCATTGTAGTCCTAAGAGGAATACTCTTCGGTGGCTGAACTACTTTCTGTGAGGGAATAATTGTAACATTTCCACCAAACATATTTATAATTGCCGAGTGACGACTAGTCGTCTCAAATCGTTTTAAGCAATCCGAAAAGAGTAGCTTAGCTGCACAATTCTCACGAAATCCGAGCCATGCATCCAACTTCTTTTCGGCCATATCTGACCAATCAGACATATCAGGTCGTTCAGGACATTTTTCCATCATATCCGCTCTGTATCCAGGAATCTTCTCTAGTAGTAGCCCAAATGCCTGCGAAATAGGATTTTGAAGCTGATGTTCAATGTAATGGCGATAGTCGGGAACTAGTTTGTTTTCCCGAATAAATGCGGGTGTTTCAATGCGCTCGCCCTGTAGTTTCGATGCCTCTTGACCGGATTTCGGACAAATATAGATGTAACCAATGCGGTCGCCCGCAGCGGGAGCATTTCCAGGATCCCGAGCAGTTATTCTATCGGCAAGGGCTTTGTGTGCGATTCGTGAAGGGTCAGCGTAATCCGCACGAAGAGACTTTGTAATCATAAGTTGCCCCATACTGACTTTGCCCTCAACCAGTTCCAGGCACTTTGCTTTTACAAACTCGAAAGCCCCCACAACATCCCGTTTATCAAGTAGCATCTTCATTGCCCCTCCAAAGATTGTCTTAACAATAGGAGCATTATCCCGTCGCTTCAAGGCAATCCCCATATACTTATGAACATAGTCATCCGCATTATTTTCATACATATTCCCCGCATACCGTTTCTTTGAAAACATCAGCATTGGGTCAAATGCCTTATCAAACTCAAAGTCGTGCGGGGGCTTCAACGCTTTTGTTATGAAATGCCCCGCATCATCCGTTATTTCAATTGTTGCCTGACGGGCTTCTCGTCCCTCAAGTAGAGCTCCCGTTGTGGGATTTCTTGGATTAAATACTACGAATAGTGAGTCAGTATCTCCATATACTACTTTTGCCAGAGTATCTGCACGGCCAGATTCGGCTCCGTAAAATTTCTCAATCGCAACTTTCGCAAAGAGAATTTGCTTGCGACCATATGCAGTTACAGATGCAGCCAATGCTTGTAAACGAATCTTGAATGTCCCTGATCCGAGCTGACCATACAAGGAATTGCCCGTGAGTTTATATGCCAACTGCTCGGCATCGAGAAGAGCATATCGTTCAGGGTCTTTTTCACTTTTCATTTCTTTCTTCTTGGCCTCCCGTGCAGACAGAAGCCACGAAGTAATCTGAGGAAGAGTTGATTTCCCTCCATCGAGTGGTTGTGCATATCGACAGATACGACGACCACAACGCACTTTACGAGGATGTTTTCGTGTATCCTCAGGATCTGGTCGCCAAATATCAAACTCAATATCAGTATAGGCATACCCTTCACAATTGTCATAAACCTCAGAACCCCAGTTATGCGAGATTAATGTCCCGTCGTCGTGAAAGTCCTTAATCCATAGAAGGGAATCGTGGCTGATATTTTCAGATACAATGGTGGAAGGATATAGCGATGCGAAATCACACACACCGATTGGGCTTTCAGAATAGAATCCAGGCTCGGGATTGAGAACAATCGCACCCTCATAGGAATCCTCGACGGTTCCTTTCGGAACAGGAAGTACAGGAATGAGAATATCACGCTCCCGACAATACTTAAAGATAAGGGACTCAATTTTGATGCCTTGGCCACGAATAAAGATATAGTTCAAGGGCACCGAGCAAACATTTGCCATACACATCGTATTATTGAAGACCTCGAGTTTCTTGTACAACTCGAGTACTAGATCGCAATCCTGCAGACAGTATTTACCGACGATTGCTCGTCCCTCTGCGGATTCCCGATGGAGCCTGAAAATGTCCTGCGGACTGACATCGTCTTTGACAATAACCCATTTGGTCGCATCGGACATTTCGGCTAATGCATCCTCGTCCAAATCCACCGAGAATGTGAATTTGGCACCTTCAATCTTCTCGACTACGAGTTTTAGTGATACGGTTTCTCCAGTATCATCTAGAAGAGTAATTGCTCGTCCAAGTTTAACATCTTTCACTGCACCTGCAACATCGAGAACCAATTTCTTTGTTTCTGGGTCGTATGCCTGGCCTTTGAGTTTTCCTGACATAAAGTGTTTTGTCACTTCATCGAGTTTGTAGGATGGTAATACATTATTGCGTTTGATATAGTGGAACAAATCGATTTGTAAGCGTCCGTGAGTAGTCCATATCCACATCAAGTTATCTCCCATAGCGGAAGAACTCAGAAACTTCTCTTCGAGTTTCATTTCACCCGAGAGTGTAAATAACCGAGTCATTTGTTGGATATCCGACCCACCGATAATCCCGAGCTCCTCACAGCGGTGCCAGACATAGGATTCATCAAAACCAAATACATTGTAGCCGATGAGAATATCGGGATTTCGCTGGACAATCCATTCAAACCAGGCATTCAGCATTGCCTTTTCGGTTTTATAAGCGTGGACTTCAATTCCAGGAATTGGATTACAATCTGGAAAGACGAATAGATGCCTCTCAATGGACTCTGCTGTACCCCGAGTAAGAGTGGTGCCGATTTGAATAACAGGATCACCGACCAGATATACAAGGGGCTTCAAGGTTTTTTCAAGGAGTGCCTCTAGCTTACCGATATTTTCCTCAGTTGCACCCGAATCTATATTGGATTCAAGGAGCTCGAGAAAAGCGGGATTTACCAGTTTTTTTGAGACATCATCGATTGATTTCTTAAGTTGGCAGTAAATGGGTGTCATTCCTTTTGGCAGTGTTGATACAGCGGTTTGCCCAGTTGACAGGCTATTGATAAGTAATTCGACAGCGTGTTCGCCCGATTTTGCCAAACTGAGAATATCCTTTGTGGCCTTTCTCCAAGTGCGTTTAGCAAGGGGGAAGTCGCCAGTCATTGAGAAGCACTCAATATCCCATGATGCTGTGAGGAATGGAGCACTGACACGAGGTGCTTTTGCAGGAACAATATCGGTATAATCACAATCAATGACAACTATGCCATCACTCTCTTGTGCAGATGATTTTCCAGAACGAACACTTACCCAGCCACATGGCTGAATGTTTTGGGTGTGAAGAAAGCGAAGCATGGGATCAATGTTTGCCTCGTATACTTCGATAACTTTACCTTTCAGTGCCCCATCAAGAGGTCGTTTGGTTCCAGGATTCAATGATTCATCTAGGAATAGTCCACGCAGTTGGCGAAATAGAGAGAGTGAAGCAACATCAATTTGTAGAAAGGGATAGAAGGTATTTGCGGTAAATCCATAGAACACTTTTTTCATAATTCGCCGAATATTTAGATTCGCTATCGGAATTCCCTGGCTGGTAATGTACTGCTTTATCGTATCAATTGCGAGGGTAGTCTTCTCTTCTGGAATGCGAAGATACAGGGTTGGACGAAATCCACTTACATCGCATCGAATATTCTGGCCAGTTTCTGTTGCACCGAATAGATGAATGACTAATTCACGTTTTTGTGTATTATAGCCCGTTTTTTTATTTTGTTTTCGCCACTTCTTGTTTTTCTTGAACTCATCATCGTCGTCCTCGATATCCGAATTCGATTCATAGGTCAGTTCAACGGCATCCTCTTGTTCGGATTCAATACACATATCACGAGCCTGGATGTCAAGTACATGGAACACAATGTCAGAGCTGGAATCAGACATTCTGTTTTAATAAGCCCGACTAAAATCAATCAATCAATCACTCAATCAATTTTTTAGGCACTCCGTTTTTTACCTGTTTTGCGACGGTGATTCTTCGCTTTTCGATTCTTTCGACTCTTCTTTCCCATAACAATTTTAGCCGTTAGGAGCAATGCAGCAGGTGTTGCAAGTGTATATGCCGTTCTAGATAGTGCACTCATAAGGCCTCCTCCGACCTTTTGTGCAGGTGTTAATGTGTTTGAAATACTATTCTTCTCCACTAAATCGTTTGACATACTTGGTGGTGTAGTTGGTGCCTGTAATGATGTAATTTCCTTGGCATCCGCTTTTAAGGTATTAAGATTGCTACTTGGTGCAGAAGCTTTAGCAGGTTTAGTACCTGATAATGAATTTATTTTATTGGTTGTATTCAATGTATTCAATGTATTCAATGTATTAAATGAAGTAGATACTTTTAATGCATTGGATGCATTGGATGCATTGGATGCATTGGATGCATTGGATGCAGTCGCCTTCTTTCGTGCAGGTTCGGGCATTGGAATATTTTCTCGAATTTCTTCTTCACCGACATCGGAATTCATTGTTAGAATATTCGCCGAGGGTTTCGCATTGGCGGAGGGCTTTGCATTGGCGGAGGGTTTCGCATTCGTCGAGGGCTTCGCATTAATAGAAAGCCCTGCATTATTCGCCAGCTCCCCTGATTTTTCCATTACTTCCTTCATAACTTTTGTATCCCGAACTGCATCCAAATCCGTAATCTTATCACCCTTATTGTCTACAAGGATAATACTGGGGTACCCTTCTACTTGGATAGGCTTTGCAGACTGATTAATATTTTTGCTAACATATTCATTGACTGCAGGTAGCATTTGTTCGTTAAGTTTAACAGCTTGAACGGAACGATTCGGTGTTTTAGAAGCAGCATCAAAGTGGGGCATCATTGTATGGCAATGTCCACACCAATCGGCATATACAAGGATTATTGTTAGGGGTCCCTTTGTTATACGGGATTTGAAATCAGCAAGCTGATTCTTGGAACGCACATCTAGCGGAGGCATAATTTTTCCAGCAATGGAACTCCGATTTTTTCTTGGAACCCTTCTTCGGAAGGCTTTACGGGAATTTGCTCTCCCTTTTCTCTTTGTCGCCATTCTATTATTGATTAAGATATAATACTTTCCGACTCGTTTTCTTTATTGGTGTATCATAGGGGGCTGAGATGGCTATGGCAAATCTATTTACACTATTTGGACTAGTAATTCTAGGGTATTTAGTTTTATATTTCCGAGGACGAAGATACTTGGAGAAATTTGAAGATGGTTCAAATGAAGATAGCAGTTCTAGTACAACAGATGCGACTGCGGGAAGTGGTTCTACATCAACATCTGCAACTACAGGAAGTGGTTCTACATCAACATCTGCAACTACAGGAAGTGGTTCTACATCAACATCTGCAACTACAGGAAGTGGTTCTACATCAACATCTGCAACTACAGGAAGTGGTTCTACATCAGCAAATAGAGTAACTCCAAACATTGTATCACCCACTGGAGCTACAGGAAGCACAAAAGGACGAGGTAATGGAAAGGATAAAGACTGGGAGGGTGATTGGGGTGGTGGACGAAATACATCAAATAAAAATTGGGATAAAACTGGTGGTGCACCACTAACTAAATCATCAAGTGAGTCGAAAAATAGCGGTGATGTTAAATATAATCCATTTTTCTATGGTCGATATTTCTATGAAAATAAAATGGCCTATCCACCGGAAAAGCCATATACGATGAATCCGATTGATGATATTGATGACTATGAAGTGTCATCGGTATTTCAAAATCAGGGATCAAAAGAAGCATCTAAAAAACAAATCAGCGATGCTATGACCCGGTATCCGTTAGACTGGTCAGCCCAACCTCCCGATTCTCAATACTTTCAGAGTAACCAGGCACAATTTGAAAAACAAGTAATTAATGATTTAAATAATCCACCTGATACGAGTATGTATAATGAGATAGATGGATCAGATATGACGCCACCTAATACTCAAGCAGTGGATGATGAAGAGCGAAAGATTTTACAAACATACGTACCTGAAAGCAGCAAGGGTCTATTATCTTATTCAGTTGATGACGTTAAAGGACTCCTTGAAAAGATTTATTATAAAAAAGGTAAGATTCCTGTTATTGAAAAGTCAAAGCAAGGCGAGAATGTATGGGAAATTGTTGAAGTAAAGGATAAAGACCCGCATATTGTCTGGGAGGATGAGATTGAAAAACAAACTCAGCGAGAAAAAATGGATAAACGGGGTGAGGAAATTATTCAGGTACCCTATACTGTAACAGATGTTGCCGCAGGATTGGATCCATTCTTTCAGGCTAGAAATTCAGTACGGGATGGAAAGTTTGATTACAATCAGTGGACACCTGGATTAGAGCGTATGTTTGCACCAACATATCCCATTAAATATTGGTTCTAAATGGCCTAAAGATAGACATCGTAATTGAATGTAGAAATGGGGGCTTTTTTTACGAAAAATGGGGGTGATCGTGTATGTGCAAATACTAGTAGTGAGACGGTAGATGAAGTAGAATCAGAGGTGGAAGCAGTACCTTCGGTAGTACCTTCGGCAGTACATTCGGCAGTACCTTCGGCAGTACCCGAACCTGCACCTGCACCCGAAGTACAACCAACGCCTGCGGTAGAATCAGTACCTGCGGTAGAATCAGTACCTGCGGTAGAACCAGTACCTGCGGTAGAACCAGTGCCCGAAACAGCTCCAGATCAGGGTTATACAGGAGCAACGGGAGATCAGGGCTACACAGGAGCAACGGGAGATCAGGGTTACACAGGAGCCCAAGGAGATCAGGGTTACACAGGAGCAACGGGAGCCCAAGGAGATCAGGGTTACACAGGAGCAACAGGAGCCCAAGGAGATCTAAAACCAGAACTCGATATGCTAGAAGCTCCCTCCGTTACAGTCGGTGTAATAAAGAAAAAGGTAGCAATTGAACCTATGTTGTCCGATATTACACATAAGAAGACTGATACACCATCCGTTGAATAGTGCAATTGCGCCATCATAGACCTAAACAAACAACGACATCTTTACAGTAAAGATGTCGTTGCTCGATACCCGTGAATCCGAATTAATCACCCTGCTTTCATCCGTCGACGGCATAGCAGTAAAACAATTACCTGTCGCAGATATTTGGATCGGCGTGGTAGATGGCCAGATACAAGAAGGAGGACTTATAATTGAACGAAAATCGATTAAGGATTTGGAGGCCTCAATCATTGATGGGCGCTATAGGGAACAACGGGGTCGTATTCTTACATTTTGTCAGGAGAACAAGACGCAACCAATGTATATTCTAGAAGCCCCTCTGAGTTCATTGACGGGTCGTCTTCAAAAGAAAGCGGTTATGAAATTCATTAATCGCCTTATTTTTCATTATCAGATTCCTGTTATGCAGACTGCATCCACTGCAGAAACGGCAGAGCTAATTCAGGCTTTAATTGAGCAGTGGAAGGAAGACCCTGCAAATCTAAAACGCACAACAGAACTTGTAAAAGTGACCGATGGAATGCATATTCATAAAAAAGGAAATGCGGGAGACCATCGAACATTTGCGATTTCCTGTCTGGCTCAGTGTCCAGGTGTTTCAGTAAAAATGGCCGAACAACTCATTGAAACTTTTAAAACCCTAAAGGGTGTAATTGATGCTCCAGTCAAAGAGATAGAAGCGGTAAAGGTGGGAACACGACGGATCGGGCCAGTTGTATCCAAGCGATTACATGATATTCTCGACCCTCCAGCGGCCTAAAACATTATACAACTTACATATCCTCGAAGTTAATTCCCGCAAGTAGCCATTTTTTAACACGGGATGGATGCCAAGCAACCTCCATCATTTCTTCAAAGTATTTTCCACATCGTTCAGTAATCCGTGCTTTTGATTTTTGTCGTTCCCCTACATTCACCCGCCAAATATACTCTGGAATACTTTCATCCATATATATTTCAGGGAGTTTGTTTCCGTTCGAGTACAGTATTATATCATCTCTAAGTCCTTCAGGTAAGTATGATAATTCATTTTCCCAACAGGCAAGTGATATAATATTCGAGCACTGTTCAGGTAAATGTATCAATTTGTTATTATGGCAAGATAGTACTACAAGACATGGCGGAATCTTGTGAGGAAGTGATGTAAGATTATTGTACTGGCAGTCGAAGATTTCAATATTATTAGGAAATGGTGGCAATGATGTAAGATTATTTTTCCCGCAAAAGACCTCTTTGAGAGTGTTTGGAAGTATAGGAAGACTCGTTAGCTTATTATTCCAACAAGCCAGTGTCTTTATCTTATGTGGTAAACCAGGTAATTTAGTCAGTAAATTATAATTACAATTTAGTATACCGAGACTATCTGGTAGTTGTGGTAGTTTATCCAGTTGATTATCGTCGCAGGACAGATATAATAGGTTCTTTGGAAGGTCTGGTAGGGATGTCAACAGATTATTATCACATTTCAATTTCAAAAGATTTCGTGGAAGAGGTGGAAGACTAGTTAGCTTATTGCCACTACAATTTAGTTCAAGGAGATTCTCAGGTAAGCGGTATGGTAGTGCGGTAAGATTCAATTGCGTTAATTCAAGTGGACCCGATGTCCAGTTGTCAATAATATTTTGTATGATAACATGTACACTATCCATTGTTTAGTTGTCTTACGCATTGCAAGACATATGGGTCAAATTTATTTGGGGGGATATATAACAGAGTTTTGGGGATGCGACATATTTTGTAGGAACGACACGGGTGGAACATATTCAGATGCGGATGGTGCTGTTGGTCCTGCTGTTGGCCTCGCAGACGGTGCCAGGGATCTGTGATTGAGTACCGTATTGATTACTGTATTCGATGGTCTGGTCTCAAATGTACCAGGTGTCTGAAGCCTGACCTTGCGCTGGGATTTTCGTCCCTGCAGTAGTCGTGCCGCCTCTTTTTCTTTGCGTTCGAGTTCCGCCTGGGATTTCTCAGCCGATTCCATCATAGCCTGCATAATGGGCGATTGATCAACAAGATAGGATTTTTCGTGATGAAGCCACGAAATATAAATCATATTTGGAGGAGTGTATCGAATTTCATAGCCTGCGTGGCGTAGTTGGTAAATGAGATATACAATACAATCTTCAAGATCCATTTTCGGTAGACCAAATATGAATGGGGGCACAGTATACAGCAAGTAGCATTGTGAATTAGGCAACCGAGAAATAACACGAACCCGATTGTAAATCTGTTCCAGGATTTTATTATAGGCTCGTAATCTGGCAGAATCCTTCATGCGTCGACGGTCATATAATTCAGACGGATTCAATTCAGGAGTTTTATCCATTACTGTTAATATGTGGTAAATGCGACCTAAATAAAAATCCACAAAAAGAAGCAAATGATACTCCCACACAGGGTCTATTTATCAGGTGGTGGCATGTCAGCCATAGCACATGTGGGAGCACTACAAGAATTATCAAAACATATACCCTTAAAGACAATTAAAGAATGGATGGGGGTGTCAGCAGGGTCATTTGTTGCAATGTGTATTGTAATTGGATTCACATTGGAAGAATTAGCCGATTTTTGTATTCGTTTTGATTTCACCAATATTAAAGAATATGATTCGGTTCCGGGATGGATTTTACATTTTGGTCTAGACACGGGAGAGAGACTTCAAAAATTGGTGGAAGCATGCCTGCATGTCAAGGGTCTCTCTTCCACATTTACATTTCAGGAATGTCTTGACATATTTCATATTTCTCTTCGAGTTATTGCAACAGATTTAAATGATGCAAAGGCCGTTATATTTTCTCCATTAGATACGCCCAACTACAGAATCGCAGATGCAGTCCGTGCATCAATGTCTTTTCCATATTATTTTCAACCATTTATGTGTCCTCAATCTGGACACTACTTGGTGGATGGTGGTGTTATAAGTAATTATCCCTTATTTGTTCTACCTGAAATCGAGCATAGTAGAACACTGAGTATCTTAATCAACACTCAAGTGGAAGTACTTGAGAAGATTGATGTAGATAATATAACTAAAATTATTGGACGGCCACTCCAATTAGTGCTGAATGAAAAATTCAAGTGTGAGATGAATGTCTATCAAGCGCATTGTATTGAAATTGTACTGGGTGATTTTAATATCTTAGAGTTTTCGTTCGATGAAGTAATAAAGAATCACATTATCGAACGGGGGAGGCAGGGAGTTATTAAATATTTAAAACAGACACCGAAAGTGAAACGCAGATACTCGGTGTAATTTAGACTAATGGGTACTCAATATCACGCTAGTCCTAGAAATGTACGCCCAATCTTACTAGTTAGAAACATAGCAAATCCAGTGGCAATTTGTGCATAAAATACAGGAGTTCTCTTTGTACAACATACTAAATAATAGGATAAACCCACAAAAAGTAAGAAACTAAGCCAGAATAACTTTGTAAAAGTATCCATTTTCTACTATCTAGATACAAAAGGAGCCTACTCGTCTAATTTACATTTGGTTAAGGAAATCGAGAATTCCTGCGCTTGTTCTTTCGCCCGGATACTCTGTGGTCTGTCCACCATTTACAACGAGTACTGTTGGGTATCCACGGACTTTGTATTTGGAAATTTCGGCCTTATCTTTGTCGGCATCGAGTATTTTGACGACGGCCTTGGAGCCATCATTCAGAGTAATCGGAGAGGCTCCCTGAAGTTTGCTGAATTCAGGTGCGGCCTTTTTGCAATGTCCACACCAATCAGCCTTGCAAATAACGACTTCTTTGGATGGTGCGCTCTCAAATCCCTCAATGGAACCAGATACATATACTTTTAGGCAAAGTAGAAGGACTATGATTGCAGTTAGAATCCAGATTGGTCGCTTCATCATTCCTGCCATTCTCTAAAATTGAACAAAGATTTAAAGTTAAATAGGAAGTTATAATTTAATGTTGTATTGGTCGCCAATGTGTTCTGAGTTTCAAGAGTGGGAGCCGAAAGCGGGTTGGAATGCAACCTTTTCGGAATTAGATAAACTTCAGTGTATGAACTTATTCTTCTTCTTTAAGAAAAAGTATGATGCATCTCAGGCAGAGATCCTGGCACAGATGATAATTTACAAGAAAAAGTATCATGGATTGAAGTATTCGGAGGAGCAGGAGGCCCCTATGCACTTTTTAGGAAAAAGTGCACTACTCACTCGGTAAAAGCATTAATCCCAGCATAGTACAGAAAAATAGCCCCGTATTAATGAATATACCCGAAATAGTCGGTGCACCATTCGGAGTCATAAATGAAACGAAGCCGCCAAAAAAACGTTGAAGAATCGCAAGTGTTTCGGGATTGGCAAATAGAAAGAAAACAAGTGCAGAGTACAGACTATACTTGGCTTTGAGTAGAACTCGGTTAAGAGTAAAGGTCGATTTAGGAGAGTTATTTTTATCAGATTCGGACATATCTACATAGGCATACGTTCTTTAAGAGCAATTAATATACTCAGTGCCAACTCCGCATCATTATATACACTGTAGTCAGTGAGTGTTATAAAATCATCCAAATGTAGGTCTGGTTTCTTATTTACATTTATATCAGGTAGTGTGGTTATAGGAATAGTGGGATTAGAGACATCTACATTATTATAATCTATATCATACACTATTGTTGGAATATTTCCTGGCGTAGTTTCATATAATTTTGAATTCGACATAATTATGTATAATTTATCTTCTTTGAAAAAATCGTTCAGAGCTCTTTCTATTTCTTCTGTCTTATTCGGATTGAATGCATCTGTAATTTTTAAATTTTGTCCAAGTATAAAAAACTGAATGTAGGGTATTTCTCCTGGCTCCTTAAATGTATTATTTTTACTAAGACTGCGTGTATCATATACGGAACTAAGTCGAACTTTCGGTAATTTAAATAGTTGTAGATTAAAATTATTCTTTTTTTCATCTGTATCGAATGAAAGTATATGTGCATCTGATTCAGCTATATTGCCTTTAAAAAACTCTAAAATATTAGGTTCTAGATTACTAATTCTATATACTCCATATGTCGGTGCACCTTCCACCATTGTACCAGGATTTAAATTATTTGTTATGTGAAGTATTGTTAGTAGTGCAGGTAGAATATTATCAGACTTTACTGTTGATTTTTCTAGGATACTATAAATTGGATCATAGACGCTTTTAAGGTAATCGAAAATAGGTGTAAAAGCAATACCAAGTGGCTTGTTTAAAGTACTTCCTCCACCAGCCATTGAATTCTTACTAAGTTGGTTCTTAAATGTATTTATTGTTGTCTGATTCATATTTGTATTCACTGTAACTCCTGTCAAGTATTTCTTCATGTGAAGTATATCAAGAAGTGATTCAAGACGTTTTTTCATTGTATCTTGCGCAGACGGATTTGGAATTGTAGTTGCTTGTTCACTTGCATCCTCTATAGCATTTTCTTTCGTCGTTTTCTTAATTATATTACCAATATCTATTCGTTTAAAATAATTCATAGGCGTCTGTACTGTAGGTATACCTTTTTGCCCTTCTAAAACTTTAATTTTTTTAATAATATCCCCAAGTCGCATTCCATCCAACTTTTGAACTAATTCCAACCATTCACACTGAACATCCTGTCCTACCGCATCAGGATGCATTAAATACCATGCAAATTCTAGAATAATCTGAAATTTTTGATCAGCACTTAGGTTTGCAAAAGTATTTTTAGCAGCCGCACACTGTTGTGAATTGGGTTTACGTGTCTGTACTGTGTTTGGTTTACCAATTAGCTCAAGTAATTTCTGAATATTCAAGTAGATTCGTCTAAGATTCGTATTTTTTAATACAGAACTGGTGAAATATTCATTTTCTTTAAGTCCCTTTGCCCTTTTTTCAAGAATAAGTCTAAGGTTTTCTTTGTCGTTCTTATCACCAAACCTAAATTTTTTAATTGGTGTTATTGTTAGGGGAAGATATTTACGAATTAGAAGTTCAATTTGTGGTTCTTTACCGAATGTATTTAAAAAATCCTGTCTACTTTTAAAGGCAAGTTCTACCGGTTTTTCCGAGCCTAAATAATATCGATCACCCCCCACATCGACAGCAAGTGATAATTGAGGATATTTATCAGGATAGTCGGTCATACCTATATCAACCCTTGAAATTAGCCAACAATAAATTTGATCGCAAAACAACATAAACAAACTATTCAGATATATAAGCAAGATGAACACCGTAACACAAGGTGATAACACAAAGATATTTAATCCTTGGAATGCAAAGAATCGGGAGCTCACTCCATCGGATGCGATCCCGATTCTAAAGAGGTATGGATGGAAAGGTCGTTTTAAGAATTTCAATCTATTCTCTCAGGCATGTTGCCACAAATCATATGTTGACCGACCTGAAATCTGGCAAGAACAGGCGGAATATGGTGAAGAAATCATTATTGCCCCTCGTCCTGATGATTGTTTACCCCTGCGTAAGTGTGATAATGAAGAGCTGGAGTATCTGGGTGACCGAGTACTTGGTCTTGTTATTGCATCCTATGTTTCGAAACGGTATCCAGGGCAGGGGGAAGGATTCCTGACGAGGATTCTGTCCCGAATTGTGAATAACAAACAACTTGGAAAGCTGGCAAAAGAAGTGGGAATGGGTCAGTGGATTATTCTCAGTCGGCATATGGAGGAAATCTGTGATGGTCGGAACAATCTGCGTATTCTTGGGTCAATGTTTGAAGCGTGGTTTGGTGCACTGTATCTACAAGAAGAGGATGTCGGACGGGGTCTTCAGCAATGTAATGATTTCCTAGTCAATATTATTGAGCGTCATATTGACTTTGTTCAGATAATCATTGAAGATACAAACTACAAGGATCAACTACTGAGAAAGTTTCAGAGTCTATACCATACACCACCGAGATACAAGGAGATTGCGGTGGTTGGTCCACCACATGACCGTATCTTTACGATGGGTGTAATTGATCCGTCGGATAAGATTCTGACAACGGCAACTGCAAGGAATAAGAAGGTTGCGGAGCAAGAGGCATCCCGTCTTGCCTTGGAGCTGTTGGAGCCATCGCTAAACGAGTCAATGAATATGAAGAAAGTAGCGAGTCCGAAGATTCAAGCAATGATTGCTGTGCCACAAGCGCAAGCACAAGCACAGCCCATTGAAGCAGCCCAAAAACATAAAGTTGTACGACAGAGGCCAAAAATTAAATTAGAGCCCTAGTAGAATGGACGCTAGTCGAATAACAAAACTTAACCAAATACAAAATACCAGGTATATTAACCGTGCACAAACGGTAGATGCCAGTACACTTATCTGGAAAAACAAGATTCAATCATCAACATACATAAAAAGTGTTCCCACGTGTAATGGACAGCAGAATTGGAACGTTCCGACAAACCCAGGATGTCCTGATAAGAATAGCATAAATCAAACAACGGGCATCAATAATTTTGGTGGTTCAGGTAGAACAACATCTATTCAAACAGGGAGCACTCAACAATTTTTAAATGTATTATCGGGTGCAGCGGGAAGCGCATCCGAAGTATATTCGTCCGAGCGGATATTACTGCAAAAAGCGGGAAAGGAGTCCTGTGCAGTTCCAGGACTTTCACCCGCACCACAGAATTCCTATGTGGTTCTCCCTGGTGGAAACCCTTTAACATCAAACGCTGAGCTACAAGTCCCCTCATGTAGATATTTATGTGCGAATACGAATGGCCCATCCGAAATGACACCAACGGTTACAGGTAATTCGACAATAACGGGAAATCCAAATAATTTAGCTACAAATAACCAATCAAACCCATATTTACCTCCGTTTGATACTTATTACCGATTTAAGAATCCTGATGCACAATGCTCACGGCCTGTTCAAGACCAAAACCAAAAGCATTTTGTGCAAGAGTGCCATACTCGCTTTCCGAATGCGAACAATGGCGTAAATGCCGTTTTCTCACCCGCTGATAATGTAACGAAATATGATCCAATTACACGTACATTTCATACTGCAACTCCTCTTAAACCTGATTCTGCCGAGGGATGTATCATTCAGCCACCTATTAACTAGATTTCATAATTCTACAAGTTGTATGAGCGACTAAATAGAATTACATAGTTTCTTACTGGACTATAGGATGTCATCGACAAAACCGACGAATGGGCCTAAAACAGATGAGCCCAAGAAACCGAGAGGTGTACAGCCGAAGAAGCCCAGTGGTGTTGTTAAACTCGCTACACCAGAGGTTATTTCCGCTGTCAAACAGCCAGTCCCCGCAGGGCAATTAGAAGCAACCCCACAATCCTTTGGAGGTATTCCAGCACCTACTCCTCCGATCGGTAGACGACAGGAACGAATATTTGTAGCATCCTTGGCAAATCCAGTAATAACTCCGCTGACAGGACCATTGCCGAAACGAGTTCCATCCGATACAGGGCCTTCTCTGCCCGCACCGCCACCGCCCACCAGATCTACAAAACCATTAAGATTTATAAAACCGACCGCAAACTATGTAGCACGAACCCAGGATGTTGATGAAGATCTACAAGCGGATATCGACACCAAAATGGAACCAATCTTTAAGGAATACCAGGTAAAACAAAATGAGATAGAATCCAAAAATCCCTATCAGACAAGTACAGCAATATATACACCATCTACAAGGAAAAGTTTTTACAGGTTCATTTCGGATACTTATTCTGATACATTTAATCTTATACCGCAGGTTAAAGGGAGAATTGACGAGGATGCCTGTGCAAAACTAGGTGCAGCTGCGGGGACGGCAGTAGAGGCATTCTTATACCAGAAATTTATTCGTGAATATATTCGGAACGCTGGGCCATACAGGGGAATCCTGGTGTATCATGGTCTTGGCTCAGGCAAAACCTGTTCGGCTATTGCTGCTGCAGAGGCACTATACGGAACATCGAATAAAAAGATAATTGTTATGACTCCTGCATCTCTGCGGAATAATTTTATGTCTGAGATATCCTTCTGCGGATTCAGGCATTTCAGTGTACATAATCATTGGGTTGCAGAGTCGCTCATTTCGGAAGGAGGTATATCCTATATGTATGCCCGTTCTGTTTTATCCCTTTCCGATACTTACTTAAAACGGGTTCTACGACGGGATGATGAAGAGCGAAAAGTTATTTGGATACCCAACTTTGAGAAAGAGTCAAACTATGAATCCCTGACGCAACAAGAGCGGGATGATATTCGGGCACAAATAACAGAGACAATTGATGGCCGAATAACCTTTATCAGCTATAACGGTATAACGGCCAAACAACTTAAAAAATGGGCATGTACGATTGATCCCGTTACAAATGAGCGTTTTTTTGATAATTCTGTTATTGTTGTTGATGAAGTTCACAATTTATCACGGTTAATGCAGGGTGAAATTACTCCCTATACTGTTGAGCGTAAAGGAAAGCCTCGACTAATTCGAGCCGAACCGATTGTACCAGGGCGATGGAAACCTGGCTTGTGTGAATCTCCGCTAAATTACAAACGCTCTTATTTGTTGTACAAATTATTAACGGATGCAAGAAATAGTAAAATTATTGCGCTTTCGGGTACACCGATTATAAACTTTCCAGATGAATTGGCTATTCTAGCAAACCTATTAGCGGGATACACGGAATGTGCCAAGTTTATATTAAAGAGCACGGATAAAGTCATAATGGATAAATTAAAGAGTATTGCAGAGGAAGATCTTCGTGTTGATATTGTGCGATTTAAGGCCATGAGTGCACATATTGAGGTATTGATTTCGGTATTTAATGAGGGATACATGCGGGTAAAAACCGATGAATCTCAGGCTTTTATTGGAGTTCAGCATAGTGATGATCCTGCGGCAAATGATGGAATTCGTGAGGTATATCCACGAATCAAAGCGAAACTAAAAGCACAAGATATTCCGATTTCAGATGAAGAATATATTTCATATCCACGCTTACCGATAGATCCAGATGTATTTAAGGCAAATTTCATTAATTCTATGAATTTATCAATTACGAATAAAACAGTTTTACAGAAGCGCTTGACAGGTCTTATTTCATATTATAAGGGATCCAAGGAGGAATATATGCCCCGTGTAATCAAGGATGAAGTAGTGAAATGTGAGATGAGTGATTACACATTGTCAATGTATACTATCGAGCGAATTAAAGAAATAGAAGTGGAAGAGAAAAAACTACCAGAATCATCGGCAGACAAATATGCTCAGGTAGAGAAATTTGCACAGATGTTTAATTCATCGAGTTATCGATTTAGAAGTCGTGCACTATGTAATTTTGCATTTCCGAAATCTATAGTAAGACCATTTCCTGAGAGTGAAGAACAGCAAGAGGAGGAAGTTGTTGATGCAGAAGATTTAGATATTGCAGAAATGGAAATGGAAGCAGATAAGGATTTAGTTGCACAAGAAGCAGTAGCGCTTGAAGCGCAATCAATCCCTGACCCTGAAAAAAGTATTGATGAGGATGACGACGAGGATGAGGGAGAAGAAGATAAGGAAGATGCTGAGGATTTAGAGAGAGTTGTGGAAGCAGTTGAAGAAAAGGCAGTGAATGCAGTCAATGCAGTCAATGCAGTCAAGCCAACCAAAGGTGGTAGTCAAGATGGCGGTGTTACAAATGATGAAAGTGATGCTCCTAAACCTGCACCTGCACCAAAGAAAAGAACAAAGCCAAGGGTTGCACCATCTAGTCTTCCAGTTGCAGTCGCTGCAGTACCAGTACCAGCAGAAGCAGTCGAAGCAGTCGCTGCAGCACCAGTACCAGCAGAAGCAGTCGAAGCAGCACCAGTACCAGCAGAAGCAGTCGAAGCAGTCGCAGTACCAGCAGAAGCAGTACCAGTACCAGTCCAAAGAGTTCCACGACGAAAACCAAAGGTGGCACAGCACCAGTCGAACCACCAGCACCAGTAGAAGCACCAGCGGAAGCAGAAGCACCAGCGGAAGCAGAAGCACCAGCGGAAGCAGTCGAAGCATCAGATACGAAAGAAACAGAAGCAGAAGCAGAAGCAGAGGCCAAAGCAGAACTAGAAAAAACCGAATCAGTTGCAGAAGCAGAGTTTGAGGTCGAGCAAGAAAAAGAACTCATAAAAAAAGTAAGTTATCAGGATCTTATTAAACAGGCTATGGCAAAACTATACCAAAACAAAGATAAATTCCTCAAACTAGATGCTCTCGAGCTCGAAGGAAGTCTCGTACAATATTCCTCGAAACTTGACCAAATGCTCCGCAGAATTCTCTTATCCAAAGGAAGTAATCTAGTATATTCACAATTTAAGACAGTGGAAGGCCTGGGAGTATTGCAGATTGCCTTGGCAGCAAACGGATTTACAGAGATTAAAATCGAAGGAACAGATAATAATCCCAGATTTTCCGATGAAACTGAAGTATCATTAAGAAAAGGGCCAGATGCGAAGGAGAAACGCTTCATTTCTTTCACGGGCGAAGGTTCAAGAGAGCGTCGCAACATAATTCTCAATATTTTCAACGGTAATTTCGATAAACTTCCAGCGCATATGAGAAGTGTCCTAGAAGAATCAGGCTATAATGAACGACGAAATAGATATGGCGAGATTTGCTGGGTGATAGGCATAACAGGAGCAGGGGCAGAAGGTATTTCTCTAAAGTGCTGTCGCTCAGTGCATATTATGGAGCCCTATTGGAACAATGTGCGTTTAGACCAAGTAAAAGGCCGTGCTATTCGCATATGTTCGCATCAAGACCTTCCATTCAAAGATAGGGAGGTTGAGATTTACACATACTACACGGTCTTCTCGGTCGATCAAGCGAATAAGAGTAAGATTGATATGACACTACAAACAAATGATTTAAGTAAAACATCCGATCAATTCGTATACGATATATCTTTAAAGAAAGATAAAGTAAATAATGAAATCCTAAATATAATGAAGGAGTCCGCAGTGGATTGTGGGCTGAATTCCGCAGACAATGGAGATGTAACTTGCTTTGTGGTGGATGGAAAACCAGATCAATATATATTTGATCCTGATCTGGAATATGATAAAATCCTAACAAGTATTGAGCTACGAGAAGTCGAGCGTTTAAAGGAGGATGCGACAGATGCGGAAAAAGCCATTGCGAGAGAACTGGGAGAAGCTCCCCCCGCAACAATGGGCGTAATCAAAGATCGCTTCACAGTTATAAAATGGAAGAGCGTAGAATACTTTGCATCGCCCAAAGAAGGTTCAGGCGGTTTAGTCTTTAATCTATACCTACTAGCCGATAAGGAACGACGAAAACCAGTTGGTGAAATTGCAACAAATCCCGCAACAGGGACTTTTAAGGGATCCACCCCAACATTTACTTAGATATCCACCACCCCCTGAAAGTCTAAACCAAATCAAAGAAAAATAGTTGAAAGAGCCGACCATTGTTGGTGGTGTTTCCAAAGTATTCGGTCGCAGCGTGAATACAATGGGAATCGAATAGTACAAGCCGATTATATATATTTCCCACAACATCCACAACTTCAAATTCGGTGGAATCGAGATACCCATTTTTGAATACTAATGAATGCTCCTCGGGTGCAACTTTCATCTTCTTTGTAGCGTTTGAGCGAAGCAAACAAGTCCCAGTTTGAACAGGTGCATCAGGTGTTAAGAAGAGGACACCCGCATATTGTTGGTCATCACGGTGATATACAAGCTGGTCGCCTGCAACACAAATCTGAAAACACCCGTTTGTCCCATACTTTTCCCAATTGCAAATCTTATGACCAATTATTTCTTCAAATCTCTCTTTAAGACCCTCAAAGCGATAGCATGCATCTGTTCGTTTCCCCTTGTGATTATTAGGATGTAGTTGAAAATCGCATGATAATGCAAACTCTCGAACAGCATCTGGATTTGTATAAAAGTTATCAACAATGATGCAGGATTGCACAGAGCGATTGACACCAAACTTTTTGGGACTTTCAGAGACCGACTTCTGAAAACTAAATACAGCTGACCAGTTATTTGGAGTCATTTCCATTTGTAATTCGCACGGAAATGATGTGTCTGGTAGTGAAAACTCCCATCCACAATCTGTAAAGGTAATATGCTTATAGACGGCAAGAACATCCTTTCGCTCAAGTCTTTTAGGAATAACAGTATCTGTCTTGCTCTTAATCCGAATACTATATGAGTTCCCGTCTTTTGCAAAGCACCATCCAGTAATTCGAATAGTTTCACCTACTACTTTTTTTTCATCAATATACCCCAAAATAGATATATGTTCGGTATTATGCATTATATTTGTCAAATTGAACAAATGCTTTAGACCAATTCCAACCAATTCAATTCGCAATTCTATAACTATTGGGGGAATCAGGAAATGCAGTAAATATCCAATCTGCTCGGCAGTCCCTTATAATATCTTTGTGTCCTGCGACTTGCTGGAAAAAATGTACCCACGCTAGATCATATGTAAATGATGAAGTCGAGTACATTCCAGAAAGTGTTCGAAACCCATTTGTTCCTATGAGTAAATTCATTCCCATAGTCAGGCTATACATTTGTTCACCCTGTGTCCTTGATTGCATAAGAGCGACATGATTCACTTCTCTTTTAGTCGTAATTTCATCACAATATAAATCAAACCCAGACACCATATTATTTACATACAATATATACCACTTGCCTATAAGGAGTTCAAACACAGATGATGTAGTTACAACTTTTCCACTTAAATTCGTTTCAACAAATAGTTTAGCCATGCTTCCATTTTTCGGTTTAGCAATTACACTATAATAATACTGTCCAGATATGAAATAGAGAATAGTCTCTTTTAATGGCATAGATTGTAAGCGAATTGCAAGGCTAACCGTTCCCCAGCTTTGAAAGGCAATATTTCTGAAATTAATACCAGTACCCGCACTTTTTACACGAATAAACCCTTTACGACCAGGTACAAATCTTCGTTCTTCGGTACGAGTATGTGCATCAATTCCCGTTGTCTTTACAAATTGTGAGAATATACCAGGATTACGAGTATCTTCGAATGTATTATTATTATTGTTATTTACTTCGTAATTTATAAATGGTGCATTGAGTTCGCATGTTAGTGAATATTTTGTTTTAAATAATTCAGTTGTAGCACCCGCTTTGTCCAAGGCATATGGAGTCATTTGAAATTGACGATTACCATTGTCATCTTCGTAGTATATTTTCATTATATTCGGTGTCTCTGAAGAGAAATACGAACCATTCTTGGAATGATACTGCAACATATCATTTGATTCTAGATTTGCAAAAAATCCAGGTTTATCATTCGACCTAGAATTAAATGCAAGAGTATCGATATCGGCAGGCTGATTCACAGCAATCCAGAATCCTGAACTAGCGTCAATTTGGAATTTAACGGAGAACTCTTTTGATGTGCGAATATCTGTTATTTGAAGTATAGAGTTTCCAGTTTGTGGAAATGAACTAGTATTATCAAATTGTATAATGCCGGTTTCAATTGTTCGTTGTGTAAGTCCTAGCACACCTGTTTTGCCGTGTATAAGCCAAAATACCTCAACTCCTTGTGCCAATGGTGCCCGAGTAATTAAGCTGTGTGGATTTATCCCTATAAATTGCGCTACACCTGAACTCTGTATGCGGTAATCCGTGCTATTTATATCGGCAATGAGTTGATTTATAAATTGTTTAACTGCACCATAATTCCTCATAGTATTGTAATACTTCATTGTTGAAATAGAGGGATATGCTGATCCTGTGGTTTGGCCACCCATTTTAAGAAATAATTTTTGCAGACATACTATTTCAAATGGTGGGTCAGTAGTATCCATTATATCAGAACAGAAATCATAAGTATCAAGAGTCTCTTTTCGTAAATACAGTTGTCGGGTCAAAGCCCCTTCTGGCACATTGCCGATTGCGCTATTTCTTTCGGATTGGTTCTTTAAAACAATATTACTCGTCGTCGCACCTTTCTTAAAAGTATCTAGGTTTAGAGGTGTATTAGCAATACGATTATAAATTTTCACAGACTTATCCAAATCATTGATATAAGTGTCTATTGGCAAAGGATTATCTAATGCATTCATTATTACGTCTTGTACTGGAATTCGAATAGGGGCTATATCAGGTAATGAAAAGTACCGACTATCATTCTTATCCTTATCCTCATCCTCATCCTCAACCTCAACCTCAACAATTCCATCTTGGAAATTTTGGTGTTTTGTATAAATTGGAGGGTGTAGTTGTAGGGTTTGTTTATTGCCCAAACCGGACATTTTAGCAGGGGTTCCGTTGGAAAGTACATCAAAACGAGATTGACTTGTATTTTGAAATACTTCTTCTAAACGGCGAAACATACCTGTCAAAATGATATGTATTTAATTATTGTGCAATTTTATCAAGTTGTGCGTATTGTCGAGAACCGCTCATAGATATTTGTTTGTCATCATATTTTGCACCATATATGCTTACTCCGACAGGCCTTAAGCGAGTTGTATTTGGTACAGCAAAGTGATATATACCTGTTTGGGAATTATAGTTATTTGGAGTAGCCATTAAGTCAATCAATGTCTTAGTCTGCACACCGCTTTTCTCACTAATGAAGTTCCCTGAAAATAGGGCAATTTTTTGATAAGAACCTGAAAAGTATGGGTCAGCTCCATATGCACTCTTTCCAAAGTAAAGAGTATTAAGCACCGATAGTTTATTATTAAACTGTGTAAATTGTACTGGTCTATTAATCGGTTCCAGTTTACGATTATTAAAAGTATTTAGAGACAGTGTAATCTGAGAATTTGTTATATATAAAAGAGCAATATATTGATTACCAGCAGATGCACCTTGACTGAAATTAACAATAGGATTTTCAGCACCATAATTAATACGCCCAGCTGTACGCATAACACCACCATAATTGGATGTTAAAAATATATAAGATTGTATATTACCACTACTATTAAAATCAAATACACGCTCCCAGTTACTACGGGGAGATGCCTGAAATGCAATCACTAAAGTATTATCTGCTAATCCAGCTAAATTATCTAGCTTTTTATATATATATTTGGGCGGAGTATAAGTATATGGATCATTATTTTTAAATTTGGGTTCTACAGTTGTTGTATTAATAGCACTGGTTGTATTAATATTATATTTCTGTTCTAATCCGCCAAGTGCTGATATTATACCACCATTGGAATCCGGGACATCTAAGAAAGTTTCCTTGTATTCCTGAGACCTTCTCAGGAATAAAACTAGGGTTATTAATACAATAAAAAATATTATAATATTCAATAACTTCATACCTAATTATACTTTTTAAAATGTTTTCATCAACTAATAGTTATTATCAGGCCGTATCTGTGGCAATGAGTCCATATCACGGGTAATAATGCGGAACACTAAATTCAGCTGTTTATTCAGATCAATTAAACGGCAAGGTGATTGTAGAGCAACACCAAAATTATTGAGAACACTCGCAATTGACCCAGCTGAACCAAATGGCAGAAGACCAGTGCTCCCCGTTGTTGGATCATTGTATCGTGCCTGAATGATTATGAAATTAGCATAGCCAACATTATTCACATTTGTTGGTGATGTTGCATTTGGATCACATGTTGAAATAGTTGTACTTGTCGTCGATGCAGTATATCCTGTTCCAACGACGATGTGCCCTGCAGGATCATTCACCCAGTTACAGAAGTCTCGTAGTTGAGGGCCATATGTCGGGTCATTGAGTACTGCATTACTATATGTGTAACCACTTATCTGAATGCGATCGCCCTTGCAGATTTGAAATCGACTGAAATAAGATGCCGTATTAATGAAGAAATTATAGGGATTGTTGGTAATAGCCTCAAAATTTGCATAGATTGACCCATTGAGGCTAATATTAAAAGGAAATATTGAACCCGTTCCTGCTGCAACATTGACACCTACCACATAGGGTGCAATGATACCCCCAATGTCAAATGTATCAGGAGCAGGACTTACAAGTTCTCCATTTGGTCTGCGAATATTGATTGTCATTTTCTGCAGAGTGGAAAGCGGTGTCGGATAATACTCCTTCTGGCATTTTAGGAATTTGGGAATCATCGCTAAAAATCCCTTTGTACTGGATGATTGATTGGTAATATCCGAAATCCACTGGGCATCATATTGTAGGACACCAAAGGATCGATCTAGGAAATTGTCCGTGCCATAGGAATTATTTTCGAGCTCAGAGACCGTAACAGTTATATATGGAAAATTAAGAATATTATCCTGATAGTTTGTTATAGACCCACTTGTACTTTTATCAACAGTAACATCCAGACTCTCTCCTGGTGCAATCAGTTTCACGAGTTCAATGCGAACAATATTCTTGAATTTCTGTTGGGCTGCGAGGGAGGGGCCAAAACTCTGTCCATTGTTAGCGGGGTCGAAATTTACCGTAAAGCTATAGCGATTCTCCTTGTTATTCCTGAGCCAATCCCGATCTGCCGAGTAGATGAAGAGATTGTTTTCAACTTCCCGATAACTAACAACCCTGTCTTCACGAATAATATTGTTTTGTTGGAGGTCATTTTTCATAGGGCTAGCGAGAAGGGGTTGTACAATTGTCATATTCGAATTGGCCTGACCTAAATCACGGGGTGGAGGAGAACCGGTCATTGTATCAAAAGAGCCAACGGGTGCAAGTAGTAAATCACGGCGATCAGGCATAATTGCAAGGGATAAGTCCTTGTTCTCAGTCGGTCTCGGTTGCATCATTCCCTGTTGGCGTTGTACTAAGGCCATCTCTGTGTTGCGGTTCTGCGATTCTTGCAGAGTCCGAAAGGAGTTGTCTGCGTAATTGCGATTTTGCAGACTGGCCTCTGCCTTGATGAGTTCAGAATTCTGCTGGGATGCACGGAGTGCTTCGAACTCCCGCTGTTTCTTGGCACGCTCAAACATTTCGGCAGGTGGCGGGCTGTCTTCACTGAGTGAGATACGAAAATCGGGAACGGGAGGAGGTAGAGCCTTGACCTCATTTCGCTCCTCGGTAATGCGCTGATATCGCTGGGCTGTATCCTGAAAGAGCCCATCATCCATAACAGTCTTGACAGAAACCGTGTTCTTATTAATCTCTTTGCGCTGAAGGTATTGGGAGAAATCCTTTGTACATGCAGTTAGAACATCACGATTTAGGACTTGAATGGGTTTGTCCCCGTTTTTCTGATAGACTTGGGGCATATAATGATTCAGGGTTTTTGATAGTCGGTCTTGTTGCTGGTCATTCAGAACAATCTCATTCCGCTGTTCAATATCTTGGAGAAGAACTGTTTGAAGAGTATTATAGTTCTTATCGCTAAAAAATACAGCTTTCACAGATGTGTCTTGGTTAGCTTGAACCGGACGATACATTACTAACTTTACTGTATAAATCTTTTATGTGCTTTTTATGCAACGCATTGTACTTTTGCGCTATTTGACAAATAGTACATTTCTAAGTTCAAGCATAAACTGGTCGGATACAGCATCTTTACAGAAATCTTTAAAGGTTATTCCACATATCATACATATTATGAAGTACAAGCTGAACATACCGCATTCAGTATCACTATATTGAAACCTCCGAGCATTTGAACCGAGTTCGCAGGTTTGTATCTGGAGTTTAAAACTCCGCATGAGGCGGGCTATTAGCGCAGGTGTCTTATATCCATAGGAATCAAAGTATCCGACAAAGGGTTTTTGGATGTCTTGTAGGTTGATATATAATGCCACCCAGTGGCTTCCCGATTTAAAGTGAGGATCTAGATTGAAAATGATTCCAATACCTCGTATGCCTTTGTTGTATTCTTCTTGCAGATTCAAGTTGCAAGTTTCTTTGTAAAGACATTTGTTTGCACCATCTTTTGAATATGGATCAGGTGCAGAGAAATCAATTGGAAAGACACCGAGAAATTTAAACCAGGGATATGCTGCCTCATATTGTTTCATTACATCTGCAATATTGTAATTATCGAGCCACATATCGGGATCTCCGTCCCATCCTTTTGGCTTTCTGGGTCGTAAATATTGCTTACGGAGATCTTTTTTGAGGGCATCGTTGATAGGAGCTTTATCAAGTAAGCAGTGCTCCTCTCCGTCATTACATCCAAGTGCCTGGAATACATTGGTGGATGTCTTTAGTTTTTGGGAAATATCGGAATAGACGGTATTTGGTAGGCATTTATTTGGTACAGTAGATTTCCGTGTTGTATTTGGATTGCATCGAGTAAAGTCCGCAATAGAGAGTTTCTGCTTCCTTTGCTTCTGCTTTTGCTTTTGCTTCGTCTGCCCACAATGGCTTTTATGAATCCGTTTTTGAGTTTTAGCCATTGTGCTCTCCTAATTACTACGGGGAGAATAAACGACTGTCAATTTAGAAATGACAAATAAACCTGATTTTTCAAAATCAAACATGGTATTGATGATAGGCGGTCAAGTACTAGTATTTGTATTAATAGTGTTGTTAGTAAATCAAGGGGGTTCTCCCATATCATTTCCAGCAAATGCAATGAGACAATTTGTTAAGCAACAAGCCCAAACAAATAGCGCATAGAATAATTTATAAGAAAAAGTTTTGTATATTAGAATGGCTACTAATACTGCAACGGTTACCCCTACACCATTTGGGAATACACAATTATGGATAGGTCGTGTTGTGCTATATGGTTCTTCGATTGCAGCTATAGGTCTTTTTATGGCATCTATTATTATGGCATCACAATTTGTTGGAAGTAGAGATAATTGGAATGATATTCAACCTCAAATAGTAAAGGTTTGGATTTTTTCACTAATCGGTACAGTATGTCTTGGTATTGCATCACTCATGTATTTTATTCAAGATTCTAAATATGCAGTAATGTTTACATTAATACTAAGTTGTGTATCACTTGGTCTTGCATATAGTGCAGTTGCAATTGCAGTTATAACCCGCTAGTACTTTTTAGGAAAAAGTACTTTTTAGGAAAAAGTACTTTTAGGAAAAAGTACCCCAGATGGAAGGAATCGAATGTTGTAGACGCAATTTTGCTCCAGATTTACTGAATATTTGTGAAATACCATGAAGACGAATGACACACCGAATTGTATCACCCGTCTTTAACTGTGCAACTTTAAGCGTAGACCCATCTTCTTTTTTAACATTCGCTGTCGGAAAAATATAGAGATTTAGTACAGAATCCGCAAGTAAAAAATTAAAGAGACTTGACACATAATCCTGTGATTTATTCGTTATTGAAAGAAAGCTCTGTTGATGGATGAAGAAGGTACTTGTTAAATAATTCTGTAAGGTATGCAATTTATTCAGAAACTGTTGTTGCTCCGAAAGGTCAAGGCGCAAGCGACTACTTTCAGGATTGTAGTCAATGACTTTTAGTGGAGGAGAAAGGATACAGACATCCTGAAAATCAATGGAATTATCTTTATATGATAAACGGGCAATCGATTTGCCATATTTATCATATGTAAATGGAGTTAGGTGAATATTGCTAATTTCTAAGGCTTGGTATGGTATTGTTAGAATCATAGTATTTTATTGGTATTATATAGTAAAAGAAGACTGTTTTTAGACCCTTGAATTCGTAAAAATAACCTACCTAAACTAGAACATCGCATAGAACATAAAATGTCTCAGCCATGCTCATATGCGTGGCGAGGAAGTCGGGGTGTCGGAAAACGAACACAATTGCTAAAGTTTCTCGAAACACAGGCAAAAAAAGTGAATACATCCTTTGAAATTAAGAAAGGCACGTGGTTTCTCACAAAACAAGCAACGGCAGGAGGAGATCCAGATGAAGATGATGATGAAGGTTCAGGGAAATCAATTCCATATGAGGAATCTGCACTCCATCTTGGATTTGATGTTGCTCGTATGTCTATGTCCGATAAGGTATTTCTGCAATCTATATTAACAAGGTGGACTGGACAAAACGATGTATGTCTTATTTCATCAGTTATCAAAACCCGTTATTTGGTATTGTATCATGCACACTTTATGACGGATGAGTCTGTTCTACAACTTCAAGAGTGTTTGGAACAATATCCAACATTTGCCATTCTTCTTACAAGCGAACTACCACTCAGTAATCGGCTAAGAGACTTTTGTCTTGAAATACCGATTCAAGGTGAGGACAATTTACTTGCAAATTATACAAAGAAAGAGAATCTACTTCAAAAAGATGTATGGCTAGAGTTCTTTAAAAAGACAATTAATGATTGGTCGACAAACTGGAATGCTGAGAAAATTACGGATGTACGCAATTGGATTTATACTTGTCTGCAACGAAATCTAAGGTGGACGGATGTAATTACGTATTGGATTGAAGCGATTTATGAGACGGAATGGATAACTCCGAGGATAAGAGCGGAATTGATGCATACACTGTGGAATGCTGAATCGGGTGCGGGATGGACACTTATTACATCGTATCGTATTCCAATTCTATGGGAGCATGTTCATTTAAAATTAGCGCACCAATTGCATAAATTTCGCAATGCATAAATTTTGCACCGCATAATTAGTAATGTCTGCTCTGACAGACGCATTATTGGAAATAGTACAGAAGGAATTTCATCATCCTGCACCTATCTGGAATGAAGGCCCATTATCCCAAGATGATTTCCTATTTCTCAACAAAGAATGCAGTAAACCATCCGAATTTGATCCACACAATAAGCGTTCCAGTATGGTCTCTAAACTAGTAAAAGGAGAAGTCCCAGCAATAACGACACACTGTGAATATGGCCAAGTAGTGGCAATCTGTGAGGAGCCGAAGCAAATGAGGGATATTCCCTGGAGTTTATGGGGTAGAATCTTTCGTATTTTTTCAGAAAAAAAGCCAAATAAAGCTATACCATTTAAGGTATTCTTTCTAGCAAATACGAATCTGCGCATATTTCCGCCTGGTAGAGGCACTATTGGACCTGAAAATATAAATGGAGGATATACATATCCATGCAATCGTGAAACGATTGTTATTTATCGGGCAGAAGATGCAACTCGTGTATTGATTCATGAATTAAATCATGCATGCTGCCTGGATAATCCGAATGCAAAGATTGATGAATTAGAAGCCGAGACAGAGGCCTGGGCTGAATTAATATATATAGGGCTACTATCCGAGGGGGATAAAATCTTATTTAATAAGTTATTGAGAAAACAATCTGCGTGGATTGTGAAACAGAATAGGGAAGTTAGAAAGCATATACATTCAGGAAATTCCAAAGAGTTTCCATGGAGATACACAATTGGCAAGGAAGACGTTTGGCTACGATGGGGTATTCTAGATGGTAATACATCTATCGTTGAACTTGGGAATAGTTTGCGTTTAACGGTTCCACCGAGTAATGATATTAAAAAGAAGTTCGGTGTATCAGTTGCATCTAATATTCTATAAGTAACCTAAATAATTTATCTGGTATTCATAGGTATGTCTGGTACACTAGTATACTCGACTTGTCAATCAGCAATAAAAAGTTGTCGTTTCTGTTATAATTATAAACCACCAGGCCCAATAGCAACGTGTTGTTCTCCAAATATATGTCTAACATCGACATATTTATCGACAATATCTTGTGCATCAGTTATTGCAAATAATAGCGCAAAAACTACGGAGCGATCATTATTATTACAGGGTCAGCAGACTATATTTAAAGAATTGAATAATGCACAAATGGCGAGTACATTATCATCGATATTGTCAAATAGTACAAGTATTAATAATACAATTGGTGGTCAATTGAATCAACTTCGTGCCCAACGATATGAACCATATCAACCATATGTATATCCTGTAGTGCCTTCATCCGTTACTCAATTACTCATGAATACAGCAAATGCTGGTGTTCCACATTCATTCTTTACAATTATGAACTGCAAGGGGAGTCAGAGTGTTACTACTTAATGGCACTTTTTTGCACTTTTTAGGAAAAAGTGCGCAAAAAATACAAAAAATCCTATATTATTCCCAGATTTTATAGGATTTTTTGCGCACTTTTGCACTTTTTAGAAAAAAGTGCGCAAAAAAAATAGGTATATTATATGATTTTTTCGGCACTTTTGTAAAGTTTAAATTTGTATAATATTTATTTATTTACTTACTTACTTGGCCTTCGTAATGATCTTCTTCTTGACAATCGTCTTCTTAGGAACCGGCACTGGCTCTACATCATCTCCATCCTCATCATCGATAGATGCTGCTTCGCTTACAGCGCTTGCACTTGCGCCCGCACCCGCCGCAGGCCTGGCAGGAGTGGTCGAAGGCAGGACTGCATTGAGAATGGAGGATTTTGCACTTGGCCTGAATGCAGCATCATCCTCCATCTGATTTGATGACGATACATTATCTGCATCATCATCATCATCCACTGCAGGAGGTGGAGGCGCTGAGCCAAGTCCCTTGAAGGCAAAGTCACCCATCTTCTCAGCGAGCTTGTGGATTGCGATCTGCTTTGCACGCCAAGTCAGACCAAACTTAGATCCCGCAAACCAGACACCACCGCACTCAATGATTGCCGTCACCTGAACACCCTTTGCAAGGAGATCCTCCACGGGAATTCCCTTGTAAGGATTGCCCGAGATATCATAGAACTTGGTCTCAAACTCACCATTGTTCTTGCGGAGCTTTAGCTTGAGATTGGGAGGATAGGATAGAACATTTCCTTCCTTGTCCTTGCTGTATTTTACACAAGGCGTATAGAATGCCTTGACTACGTCCCGCCCTAGATCAGCTTTGAACCAAGTCTTACTGTTCTTTACGCCCTCCTGTAGAAGGAGCTCATCCATTTGTGTCATAACATCCATAAACTCTTTCACTTCAGGGCGTTGCTCATGTCCACGGAAGGATAGCTCTACAGAGTACTCATTCTGACCCGACTGATTCTGAAAGGTACCTACACCGAATGGTACTGACATTGCTACAGCGGTCTGCATAACGAGGCGCTCACCGCCATAATTGAGGTACGCTTGCTTTGCCCCACTAGTTAGGGTCTTAGGAGCAGTGATAGTGATATTCTTGGAGTTAAAGCTGGAAGGAAATACGACGCTGGATGCCATTCTTTGTCTGGAGGGGTCTGGTTATATCTTATGTCCGATTTCGCTGTCAATTTTTATTTCCAGGGCTCCTTATGCGAAAATAAAATTTAGATAGAATACCACATATAAGGATATAAATAATCAATTCTAAAAAAATGGCTGAAACTTTTTTTTATTGAAATGGAATTTGACACAGAATGCCACAAATATCATTAGAAATCCCATATTTTTATTTACTTCTTAATATCAATGGGTAAATCAGAATTTTCTGTCGTATACTCCTTTGAAAATGTCTCAATTACCCGTTAATCTGCAGGACATTTCAATAAAAAAAACCAGACTATTGCCAAAATATGGGCTCCAGGTTGAATTTGCGCATAAAATTTGATTGTCGGAATGTCCGCAATAAAGGGCATAACTGCGTTTAGAAATGTCAAATACTTCCACCGGTACTAGTACAATGAGCAAAGCCACCCCCTCCAAGCGTGTATCCAAGAAATCCGATGCCCCTGCGCCGACCCCTGTAGAGACTGCCCCTGTCGTGGCTGAGAAAGTGAGCAAGAAGCCCCGCCCTGCGACTGCGACTGCGACTGCTTCTGCTGCAGTTGCCCCTGCTGTTGCCCCTGTTGCGGAGGTTGCAGTTTCATCCGATGCGCCAGTTGCTACGGATGTTCCCGCAGTAGCTCCTGCTGAGACCACGACGGTCGAGCAGGAGATTGCAGCCCTAATCACTCTCCACCAGCAGTGGCGTGATTCTGCCGTGGCTGCCGTCAAGACCCTACAGCGACTGCAGAAGCGTGTAGCTAAGGAGGTCAAGGAGGCTGGTCGCCGCCGCCGCCGTGTCAGGCGTGAGGGTGAGGACGGTGCTCCTAAGGAGAAGCGCCCTACTATCTTCACGACGCCTGTTACGCTGAAGGATGAGCTGTCCGTGTTCCTCGGTAAACCGAAGGGCAGCCAGATGACTCCTGCGGATGTAACCCGTGCCTTCAGCGCTTATGTGGATTCCCACAAGCTGAAAGATGCGGAGAAGGGTCACACGATTCACCCTGATGTTGCGATGCGCAAGGTACTGGGTGTAAAGGAGGGTGAGACGCTCACGTACCGCAACATCCAGAGCTACCTGTACAAACTGTATGTCCTCCCTGAGAAAAAGAAGGTGGCGGTTGCGTAAGCGGTAGTTGCGTAAGCGGTGGTTGCGTAATAAGCAGAATTCTCAATTCCTACTAAAAACTTAATTATTCAAAGAAAATAAAAATTAATAAACAATATAAAGCAAAAAAACTCTATTTTTACTTTATATTTGTATTAGAATTATTTTTAAAAAAGGATGATAGATCATAAGAGCATAAAAAGTGAGAAATTATAAATAGCCTCTACGGGATAATTTACAGGATATTACGTATTTTTTTATTACTAGTATAAGTATATTACATTTACTAATTTAAGGTCAGGTTTGTTTTATATAAATTTATAATGTGAGCTATGTATATAATGTCTTGGTATCCCCCGCAAAATGGATATAATCCATATGGTCAGAATTGTTATCGGCCACCCCCTCCCTGCCCACCGCCACCATGTATACCGCAGTATCCAATGGTGTGTGTCGTTCCAGGTCCAACTGGTCCGCAAGGTGTGCCTGGTAGTGGTGGAGGTGGCGGAGGTACTACAGGTGCTCAAGGTAGTGCAGGTGCTCAAGGTACTGCAGGTGCTCAAGGTAGTGTAGGTGCTCAAGGTGCTCAGGGTACTGTAGGACTACAAGGTGTTCAGGGTACTCAAGGAGCCCAAGGCTACACAGGAGCAACAGGTGCTCAGGGTTATATAGGAGCAACAGGAGCAACAGGTAGTCAAGGAGCCCAAGGCTACACAGGAGCAACAGGTGCTCAGGGTTATATAGGAGCAACAGGAGCAACAGGTACTCAAGGAGCCCAAGGCTACACAGGAGCAACAGGAGCTCAGGGCTATATAGGAGCAACAGGAGCAACAGGTACTCAAGGAGCCCAAGGCTACACAGGAGCAACAGGAGCTCAGGGCTATATAGGAGCAACAGGAGCAACAGGAGCCCAAGGCTACACAGGGGCAACAGGATCCCAAGGTGCTCAAGGAGATGCAGGAACTCAAGGCTACACAGGAGCAACAG